TTCTTGTTTGCCGTCTCTGATTTGCGGATGTCCCAACGTAACAGTATCATGTTTTTACGTCTGTTTGCGCCGCCTTTACTCGCATTGTCATAATACGCCTGAAGTTCTCTTTTAAGCATTGTAATTTGTTCGATTGCTTTCATAACGATAGTTTTTTATGTTATTAATTTGTGCGTGTCCCGGAACTTGCACCGAGTGAACGGCGTTAAACCGTTCACGCTTTGACAAATTCGGAAAATAACGGCAATTTGTCTAATGACATTGCGGCGGTGTGTCCTCTTTGCCATCCGTTTTTGCTTTCCAATTCAATACAAAATGTTTCTCCATCTTTATACCTGTAAAGAGTGAATGTATAATTATTTGCGCGTTTCTTAAGCAGCTTTAAATTATTCATAGCTTGTTTCCATTCGCTTTCCTTTCGTTCAAATTCCCACCCCGTTTCTAAATCAAAGTAGATGGACTTATTTAACAGCTTCTTTACGCACGACAAACCAACATTGTACGTTTTCCCGTCGCTTTTTCCTTTTATAGTAGCAATGTTAAAGATTGTACGTCCGCAATCATCGCACGTTAACGGCGTACCGCTTTCAACGGTTTGCATACACACATTAATTAACTCGTATTCCTGTGTAGGTAGATTTCCCTTTTTCATAACTGTAATATTTAAATTGTTAATAATTCATTTTTCCGTATCCTCTGTATTTCCCCGGGCCTGGAACCGGCCGCCAAAAAGCGGGCTACATTACACGGAATGCGCGCCCGCCTTACCGGGACTTTAAACTACATTAGTACGCAAACATGCAGCCGTATTATATGCCATAGCACTCGGACACGTCTACGAGTGTTTAGCTCTATCCCTCAACTTATATACCGCTTTCGGGGTCGTGCGGCAATGGCTGTATGTTTTTTCGGATTCTTTTTTGGAACTTTCAAGGAATAAGGCTATATTTGCAAAGGAATGGAAAAACCGTTTGCGGGGCGGTACTGTCAATTTGCGCCCCGCGCGTGTCAGAACTTAACCGTTATAATTAATAGGTTTATTCTCCACACGCAAACAACGATTTTTAAAACCATTGCCAAACGGTTTATTTGGCTGATTCAAGTCAGCCGCTTTCCCCGGGAATATCCCCGGGGTTTTTGCTTTATAACCGTCTCCCTCAAAAATTCAAAGAACACCGCTTTTTTATCTCGTTGCCTTAAAATGGCTACCAGTTCATAAAAATTTCGGTGGATTATTTGGAAGTTCTAATTAAACAAAGTACCTTTGTCCTCCGCCAGGGGGGGTACTTTATTTAGTTATCCCTTTCTTTGGGGTTGTGAGTATTGCTAGTACTTGCAACCCCTTTTTAATCCATCATTTCAAAACTCGCTACAGGTGAAGATCCTTCTTTTTATCTCTTTCCTGTATTACAAAGATACGAAAATTTCGGGAAACCACAAAGAAAATATCACTTATTTTTCAAGAAAATACAATTTATTTTTATCTTATAATTCACTGATATACAGAATAAATAAAAGATAAATACAAAAATTACATTTGTAGCTTATTTTCAAAACAAAACAGAAACAAAAGCCACAAGGAAACAACAAAGAGTAAAGGCGGGAGGAATCACGCCGCAAGCAAAACGGAACTTTTTTTGTGTATTGTCGTGGCTACATGGATACTTTTCTTTTCTGCTGATGGAGGAATACAAAAATACATGTATTCTTTGTATTCTCATTGGGGTTAAGAAATAAATTGATTTTATTATAAAATACTTATATTATAGGTATAATATAACGCCCCTCCCCCCCCTGAGAGGTACGCCACAAGCGCAGATTCATTCCATCTAAAAATTTTTTCTTTCCGATTTTTCATTCGATTATACACACATTCGTTCATTATAAACCATTATTAACACATTCCAACAAATATAAAATCAATAAACGTCTTTTGATATACATTTTATGACGCGTCCATATTCCCTTATACATTTTATCATATACTGATATACATATAATTAGAAAACAATATGAATATAATGAAAATAAATGATTATATTTGTAGTGTTTAATTTGTTTCAATGAAATGATGTCTCGCGGTTAGATATAAAGTATATATATATGTATAGGGGTAAAATAAAGACGGAGGTAACAGATGAGAAGTTGGACTACGACAAGGTCATAGAAGACCTGGTTGCTTTGTTTGAAAATTGTTCGGACAGAGGTACGATTTCGACAATATGTGCAAGCAAGGACTGGCATGACAGGATAGAAGGTTTGAAAGAGATTTTGCACGGTGTAATCAAGAAAAGCACATTGAAATATTTCCATGGTAGCGTATATTGGTATAATGGCAAGATATACGTTCCAATCATAAACGATGTGCTTTACCGTGCTTTGAACCTTTACCTTCGTAAGATAGGCGTTGGAAATTCAGACATACTACAAGGATTGAAATATTTGATTTCGGAGGTTTTCAGGTCGTTGAAGTTATGGTGTATGCTGGATCCCACTTTTCACATACAAGCCTACCGTAACGGCGTGTTGGACCTTACGACGAGGGAACTTCATCCTTTCAGTCCGGATTTCCATGTGATATACCTTCATGATTTCGATTATGATCCAAAGGCGAAGTGTCCTTTGTGGATGGAGTTCCTGAAGACCGTGTTGCCGGAGAAAGAGAGCCGCCATATTTTGCAGATGTACCTTGGCCTTTGCACGTTCGACAGGGGGAAGATGACGGACAAGGTAGAAAACTGCCTGATGTTATATGGCAACGGAAGCAACGGGAAAAGCGTGATATTCGAGACCGTTTCCGGTATATTCGGGAAAGAAAACGTGAGCGGAATCGGCCTGCTATCCTTAATAAAAGGAGGGGACGAACGGATGCGTAACATAGCGGCCATAGACGGCAAGGTGGTGAACGTTTGCCCGGAGGTACAGGCGAAGGACATATCGGGCTACGAGGATGCCTTCAAGGCCTTGTGCAGCGGTGAGGGCCAGTATGGCCGTAAGATAGGCGGCAATGTCTATGCGGTAAGGAATGTGCCATGGCTGATATTCAACATGAACGCTTTTCCCAAGAGTACGGACGGGAGCCATGGCTTCTTCCGCCGGTTCCTATATGTGATATTCGGCTATATCGTTCCGGATGAAATGCAGAACAAGCATTTGGCTTATGACTTGCGTCAAGAATATCCGGGCATATTGAATTGGATTATCCGTGGGGGACAATATCTGAAAAAGAGAGGGTTTATTTTCCCTAAGAGTGGAAACAGTGAAAAAGAAAGGCTCATGGCCATGGGCGAAAGTAATGTGACGATGTCATGGGCTTATGCTCGTGGAATCAGGTGTTCAGCTTCCGTAAAAGGTGAGCTTTTCACTTGGATAAAGGCTTCGGAGTTGTATGACGACATGGTAAAGTATGCAGAAGCGAATGGGTTTGCTCCGGTGGACATCACTTCATTCGGGCGCGCCATGAGCAAGTTGGGTTTTAATGGGGAGAGCAGGAAGCGGACTTCCACAGGGATGCTGTACAAGGCTTATTGCCTGACGGAAGAGGATTTGAATGAGCCTGTTCCGGTTGTTTCGGATATGGAATTGACGGCACAGGACTTGCTAGACCGTGATGTAGAATATGACGAGGACGATTTGTAGGAACACATAAAAAACAAACATAAAAACGCTTATATGAACAATAAGAAGACCATAGCAAGAGTGGGTAACTTTATTGTTACCAAAGAGAATGGAAACGGAATGGATTGGGTGTCCATAAAGGCTGTTTCGGGATTCTGGACGATGAGGTTCAGGCAGGACAACATGATGTTCCGGATAGTGAATGAAATGGCCGGTGACGAAAACCTGCATGCGTATCTGGAAAGTTGGGTGAAGATGTGCTATCTCATGTCGAACTGCATGCCGGATTTGGACTTTATGGAGGAGTTTTACAAGAATTATTCAGATTGGTCCGAGAGACAGGCGAAATCAGAAGAGGTTTTGAGCGATAAGGAAGATGCCAAGATTCTGGAGGAGGAAAGAAGAAAGTGGGAGATGAAAAACGAACTTTCGGGAATGAATGATGGGAAGGGATAATATAAAGAAACTCCTATCCCACGTGATGTGACGAATACAGTCAGGCATTACCATTTATTTTGGAACAACATCCGTAATTTTTTTACGGATATTGTTTTTTTTGCTATCTTTGCCGTGAACCAAAGTGATTTATCATGTTAGTAAAGTTTGCTGTTACCAATTATCGTGGATTTTCAGAGCGTATAGAATGGGATTTGTCTCGTCCGAGCAATTATTCTTTTAATGAATATGCCATAAAGGATGGCGTGATAAAAAACGGGATTGTGTATGGTTCTAACGGTTCGGGAAAGTCGAATCTTTCATTTGCACTCTTTGACATAGTGAATCATCTTTCCCAAAAGATGAAAATGGCGGATTATTATGTAAATTTTGCATATGCAGGCCATCAGGATTCTCCCGTTACCTTTGAATATACTTTTAAGTTTAACAATCAAGTACTTGAATACATTTATTCCAAACGTCCTAACGGCACTTTGATTACAGAAAAGGTTTCGGTAGACCATCAACAAGTGTTCGAGCGCAATGAGGGTGCACTGTCCATAGATGAGGAGCAATTTCCTATGGAATCGTCCATGAAGGTAAACTTGTCTAACAATGCCAACCATGTGTCTATTATTAACTTCTTGCTTACTTCGTATCCATTGAGTAAAAACCATTATCTTATCAAGTTGCAGAATTTCGTATCGGGAATGTTATGGTTCAGGGGATTGAAGGTTAATGAATACATGGGGTTTGATTCCATTATCACGAACCTTGACCAGTATATTATCAATCATAACCTGTCGGGGGATTTCGAGAAATTCTTGTATGAGGTCAGCGGGCAGGTTTTCCGTTTTGCCGAACCACAGCCTAACGACAAAATGCTGGTGTGCAGATATGGGGATACCTTGATTCCATTCGACACCGTAGCGTCTACGGGTACCCTCTCCCTTATGTTGCTTTATTTCTGGCTCACCCAACTTGAGAAGGCGTCTTTTGTGTTTATTGACGAATTCGATGCTTTTTATCACTTCAAACTTTCTTTTGAGGTATGCAAACGGTTGTTCAACTTGTCATGCCAGGTTTTCACATCCTCCCATAACACTTACCTGATGACAAATGACCTTCTTCGTCCTGACTGTAATTTTATCATAGGAGATAACAAGATCAAGCCATTGAATGAATGTACTGACAAGGAACTTCGTTTTGGTCATAACATAGAAAAGTTATTCCGTGGAAATGCCTTCAGCTTATGATCCTATTTATATTTGAAGGGAACAAGCGTGAACCTCAGCTTTTCTCTTCCATGCAGAAATTGTTTTTCCCAAAAGGCAATGAGGCTATCATCTGTTCTTTCGGCAACAACATCTATGAGCTTTACAGGAAGATGCAGGAAATGGATGGGGTTGGAGATGTGGTGTCAATTCTTCGCGAGAAATCGGAAGACAAGGAGGACAATCCTTTTAAGGATGTCGTATCCTCTTCCGATTTCTCGGAGATTTATCTTTTTTTTGATTATGACTTCCACAACAGGAATTATACGTTGGAGGAGCTTAACGTGAGGATTACGTCCATGCTGTCTGTTTTTGACAATGAGACGGAAAATGGGAAACTTTATATCAACTATCCCATGGTGGAATCTATCCGTTATACCAAGTTGCTGCCTGACAGCCAATATTGGAGTTATACGGTATCCCGTGATTCTTGTGCATCTTTCAAAAAAATATCGGATTCTTTTTCGGATTACCAGAGCCTTGACTTTATCTGCCTTCCATCGAGACGTGAACCGACAGAAAACGAACTTCTGAGATGCAGGAATAACTGGAATCTTTTGAAGGTCCAGAATGTTTGCAAGGCTAATTATATATGTTCCGGCCAAAATTGCCTGCCGGATACGAAGGAAAGTATTTCACAGAGGTCTATTTTTGAAAATCAAGTCAAAAAATTTGTGAATAGTGGAAAAGGTTGCCATGTGGGCATCCTCAATGCTTTTCCTCTTTTCTTATATGAATATTTTCCTTCTTGATTCTTTCTGTCGGCGTATGCTTTCCGTTACATCAGATACGAGGTATGATATATTTGTTTTTTCCGACATGTGGAAGGAAATTGTCGGGAGTGTTATTTTGAAAAAGATAAAAATGATGATAGACGAAAACAGTGACCTTATCATAAGGCATTGGAATAGATATTTCGGAAAGGAGGAGAACAATGAAGATTAAGAAAATTTGGTTTGACGGGGACTATATCTATGGAATGGACGAGAGAAACAATACCTATCGCCAGTCTCTATTATGGTACTCTAAATTGAGGAATGCAAGTGCGGAAGAACGCGAGAGGTATACATTCAGCACAATAGGCATCCATTGGCGTGAGCTTGACGAGGATGTCAGTTTTGAGAGTTTCGGGTACGAAGATGCAGAGCCGAGCAAATTGCAACGTTTCTTCCTTACCCATAAAGAGATAAATGTGTCTGAATTTGCAAGGATGATAGGCATAAACGCGGCCTTGCTCCGTAATTATATCAACGGTTTCAAAAAACCATCAAAAGAGCGTGAGGGACAGATATTGGAACAGATACACAAAATAGGAGCTGAATTTATGGAAGTGGTGTTTTAATTTCGAGCCCTTTGACATCGTAGAGAGTTTGATGGGTTACAGTAGAAGAAGGAGGAACACCCCGGGGCTTATTGCCCGGGGCTCTGTCTGTTTTGTTTGCGCTTGTGCTTCTGGTAGAGTTCGCAGTTGCGACATGAGAGGGGGAGGTAATAATGCACCGTCCTGTCTTCTTCCTGCACTTCGTCTTTTTTCATTTGCTGTAGGTCGGCGTACTTGGCAAGTATCTCCACACGCTTAGGGTCTGTCTTAGGCAGGGCGAATGCGGTCTTGAGCATTTGTTGGAGCACGTCTTCTTTGGTGAGCAAGCGGGTCTCTTCGGGGGATTCTCCCTCGCTTGCAGTTCCTGTCTCGGTTCCTCTCTTTACGGCTGCGGAACGTAGTTTTAAATATTTGGCAAAAGCTGTATCGGTAACGGTCTTCATCAACTGGTCGTTGTTGTACTGGTCAGAAAGGACGGGTTTGAGCTGCCCGGTGACGATATAGGCATCGGTTTCTTTCCACCCCAGTGCCATGAGGTCGGCCATGGCTTTTTCAACTATGGATATTTTCGCTTTTTTGGCCTCGGTGTTGAGCTTACGTGAGTATTCTATCATGACGGTTTTATGTTTTGTTTTCCGGAAGTTGAAGAATTGTTTTTCGCGGAAGCCAGTAACGTGACTTTTTTCTTGGCTATCTCGTCAGCCAAAGCGGCTTCACGATTCTCCTTGTTTTCTTTGAGTATACGGTCATACTCGGCATTGGTGGTATAGATGGTTTCGAGTTTTTCGGCGGCAGTCTGCACGGACATGAAACCATTTTGTACGGCCGATGCGAGGTCGGCCACGACGGCTGAATTATTGATATGGACGTAGGGCTCGATGTAATAGCGCATGTTGAGGTTCCCGAATGCGATGGTGTTTTCCGTTTCCACACCATAACCATATGCAAAAAGCTCTACCATGTCCCTCAAAACATCCTGATATTCCGCAGCATCAATCATTGCCTTTTCGTAGGCCGGGGAATATAATATCTTCAATGCGGCTGCGGGCAAATCCCCGGATTTGAGTTCAGGGGGGATGACTGAAAATGATTGTTCGTATATCATCTTGTAAAGTGTGTCTATCTGCTTCATATAGGATTCAGATGCACTTTGAGAAGAAAGATATGATGCCTTGTCATCGGTCCCCATAGAAAGGGTCTTGATGGTTCCGTTAAGGTCGTGCTGAATGTCCACGCTATCCCCCTCACTTTGCAAGATAAGTATAGGTTCGCCAAACGCCTGGTTGTTGTGGGCCATCTGAGAAAATGACATCTCATATCCGTCGATGCTGCCTTGAGAGTGAGACCAGCATGCCCCATCTTCATCCCTCTTGTATGCCACAGGTACACGTTGGAATCCATGCGGCTTTTTCTCACCGACTTGTACATACCCGTCAAGTCCGAATATTCCGATGACCACGTCGTAAACGGTACGCCCCTTCCCCACTCCTTTTTTATAACGGTACATGTATTTCTTATCCCAAACTTCAAGCCATTCAGCCGTGGTGTTTCCCTCGTCGTCATAGTCGTAGTAGGAACGTGCGAAAAGCGTCAGTTCCCCCGTTATGGAATCATAGTGCGGATAGAGCGTATCCCCGTTCATGTAAGAAAGTGACTTGCATCCCAATACCCTATCGGAAAGATAAAAGACCAAAGCCCCGTCGCCAGTCTTCTTTACGGAAGAGGCCAGTTTGTAAAATTCCACCTCCATGTCTTTTTTAAGCCAGCCTTCGCGGAAAGAGAGGAACTTCTCCTGTTCTTCGTCCGTCGGACATGCCGCACCCAGTTCAAACTGTATGTCATTCCCGCAGAGATGTACAAGTTGTTTAATCGTAATAATCTGCTGAAAAGCAAAAGCATATCGTGGAACGAGTTCCTTGTATATACGTCTTATCTTTTTCCCCGTGTCGTCTCCGTTCTCGTCGTACACGGTTTCTTCTTCCTCGCGGTAAATGTCGGGATAAAAAGCCGGATCGTTAATGGCATGCCCAGTGGGATAGTACTCACGAATGAAGTCTGCCTGCGTGACGATTTCAAATTCCATATTGTCTGCCGGCATAAGGGGTTCTTCAATGGAAGAAAACCTCCCGTGCGATATGTATCCGGACGGACGTATGCGCTTCCACGGACGTTTTGCCTTGATTTCTCTTTTCTTCATATTATCTGTAATTTAATGGGTTCACATATCTCAAAAGTCCTTTCGGGCGATGCCTTCCCGGCTTTTTTATCTCGAATATCATCCGCATAAAAAGGGACTCCATATAGTCGGGAGAATGGCCAACGAACTTTTTCATATCCTGCTTTTTTATGAGACAGAATCCTTTATCGGATGTTTCCTCACTGGCCCGGATACATTTTCTCTCCTTCATAAGAATCTGTTTAAGTTCCCATTTCTCAAACCCCTTTCCGGAGTATTTGCGTTTGAGCAACCTGGGATTGATGGAAATTTCCCCGTCAATAAGCTTATGGGCAAAAAGGTAGGCACACTGCGACTTCACGTTGTCGTAGACATAGCGGTATTTGTCCTCCACGGCCTCCCGGTTGTTGAACGGCACGGCCCGCCGGAAGAATCCCTTGAAAGTCTGTCCCAACCCGTTGAGGTCATAGGTGAAATTTTCCTCCAACACCCCCCACTCTTCGAGTTTGGCTTTCACGGACGAAAGGGAACCTTTGCTATCGTGACGGCAAACGAAAACATCTTGTATATGCCATCCACACCAAAGCCATAGCACGAGGCTGTCTCCTCCCTCAAAGGCCACGTCGCATGAAGCATAACGTTTCCCTCCAGTAAGTTCCGGCATGGAGAAAAACTGCTCCATGTCGTGCATCTTGATGATGTCGTCACCCACGTTCTTGAAATTCCAGTTGCCTTCCAAGTCGCGGGCACGCTGCTCTTCGTCCTGCTGTGCAAGGTTGGCCACATAATTGGGGTCGGATTCGGTAAGTTTCTTGTTGTCTTCCAACCTTGCACGTGTAAAAGTGACGGATTTGGTAAACATGCGTGCGCGGTCGTACCCCATTTCCTCATATCCTCCGGCTTCATACAAGGGGTCTATGATAGACTTGCACTTTTCATACACCTCTTCCGGCGTGTCTCCCCAATAGATAGTCTCTACCGTATTGCCATCCATGAAGCAATAGCGTATGACCCCGTCGCGTTCCGGTATGGGAAGTCCATCCTCCCCAATCCACCAGTCTATGAATTTCCGTACCCAACTATCAGGGTCAGGGTTGCACGTTCCCCAAAAACGATTCCGCAATCCAAACGCATTACGGTTGTTTGTAATAAGGTATTTAAACTTTTCATAACTTACATGCGTAATCTCGTCAATGCCTATATAGTTATACTGGCGGCCCTGAAACCGTACCTTGAAATCATCGAATCCTCCGGAAAAATAAGAAAACTGTAAATTCCCTCCCTTATTGAAGTTCCATGTCATGTCATTGATGGAACGGTTATAATTACCATGCTGTGAATAAAGCATATAAGAGGTTTTTACCAAATCCCGAAGGTCGTCTTTCTCATTTCTTAGAAGAAGTGCGCTAAAACGGGGATTATACACGTCTTTCAGGGCTTCCATAAGGAGGGTAAAAGACTTTGCCCCTCCTCGGTTCCCGCCAGTGATGAGTATGTCTACGTCTTTGGCAAGATTCTGCTCCTGCGCACCGGGCTGCGCCACGATGCAAAGAGGGTTGTTTTTCCCTTTGTCCCTTTTCCGCAGTCCTTCCACATATTCGTAAGCGAATATCTTTTCTCCTTCTACCGTATAAAATCCTTCTTCGTACATAATCAAAAAAAGGCCTGCAGAACATACATGTGCATGTCCTTGCAGGCCTTGTCGGCTCTTTTCTTATTATGGCTTGTGCAAATATAGTAAAAATCATATTATTTTATACCCTTTCATATAAAAATATGATGATTTATTTTGTATATTCCATTTTCATTCTTATATTTGTGGCATATTCGGAAGATGAATGTTGAAGATACGAAGCAGAGTGAGTATCCGTCAGGATGAAATGGCGCACCAAATGGCCACCTGCCCGCTCTGCGGACAGAAATTAGGAGATGTGACCTACTTGAAAGGCGTATTGATATTACGTGTCAAGTGCCGAAGGTGCAAAAAGTATGTCGATATCGAGGTAACAGGAACAGGTGAATAAAAATATAATAACCGATAAAGGCCAAAGAGCCGTATGGATGCAAAAAGCGTCTGTACGGCTCTTTTTTTTGTTTGATACTTAAAAGACGAAAAGAATGGAAAAAGAACAAATCTTATCCGAGATGGTTGCGAAGCTTGGAAAAACCAGTTTGTCGCAGCGTACAATTTCAGACTACGTGGAAGGTAACCTCCCGACTGATGGCGTTGAGCCAGACGATGCGTATTGGCAGAAACATGTGGGGTTTCTGAAAAGCCTTGACGGGAATTTCAGCCATGACGTAGCGCATGCCGTAGATGAGTTCAAAAAGAGCTACAAGGCAGACGGGACGGACAGTGGTGACAGAGGCAATAAAGGTGGCTCTAATGATGATTCCGGAAATGCGGGAAGCCGTGACGATGCCTTACTGAAACGCCTTGAAGCCATGGAAGAACGGCTCAAGGAATCGGAAAACCAGGCAAAGAAGGAGCGTATGCGCAAGGAAGTATCAGACAAGGCCGAAAGCCTGAAGGTAAGCAACAAGGCTTTGTGGAAAGATGCCGTAATGATGGTTGAACTGAACGACGACACGGATGCCGGGAAGTTATTGGAAGAGACCAAAAAGGTCTATGAAAGGAAACTCAAATCGTACATCGGTGAAGGGGCGACACCTTACGGCGGAACACAGAGACAAGTTGGCGTACATCAGGACACGGAAGAAGCCAAGGCCAAACGCGAAGCTTTCAAAGCCCGCATGGAAGGCATGGGCCGTCTTCCGAAAAGAGAGCATTAAAACAGGATAACAAACTAAAAAAGGTAAGAAGATGAGGTTTCAGGAAGGAACATTCAACACCATCGGCCAAAGGCAGGCACAGTTTGGCGGGAATTTCCCTGTATGGGCTCGTGTACGCGAACTATACAAGGGAGGCGGCAAGATAGACGCTTCGCAGTTTGCCCCCGGCACTGTTATCGGTGCCGGTACGATGGTGAAATTCAACGGGTCCGGCCAAGAAGTCGAGATTATCACCGCCAACGGTGTAGAAGGCGTGAAGGAAGTGGACAAAGTTACCGTAACGAGCGGTTGTACTACAAATGGAAACGTAGGCATCAAACTTAACAACGCCTCGGTGGTGAACATTGCTGTCACAACCGCAGAAAACACCCCCGAATCCGTGGCCGCAAAAATCGCAGCCGGTTCGTTCAGCGGTTGGACAGCCAAACAGGACGGTGCAAGCGTGATTTTCACCAAGTCGGCTTCAGGACCATGCGCTGCCCCGGTCGTGGAAGTCAATTCCACAGGCGTGAAAGCCACAGCAGAAGTCGTCACGGCCGGTGCGGCAGCCAACGGTTCATTGGATGACGTGAACGGGCTGATATTCGAGGACGTATGTATTCCGGAAGGTTGCATACTGGCCACTTGCGCCGTAGTAAGAGCCGGACGTATTTATGCGGACCGGGTGAACGGAGGCGGTATTCCGAAAGCTGTAGAGAAACAGCTTCCAATGATTGAATTTGTCCGTGAAGATTAAAAAAGGAGGCAGATTATGTACACAAGAGGAAAAGAATTTTATGACATTGTGGCCAAAGGCTTGGCCTCCATGGGGTATGTAGACAAAAATGGCGTGAGTGCGCTGACCTATTTTATCCAAGACATGTTCTCGGACAAGTACAATGCGGAATCGACTTTCGCGCAGATGGGCTTCCCATTGAACCCCAACCTGCCTATCCGCCCGACTTACGAGCAGATAGAAGCCACCATCCGCCCGTATACCATGGGTACCTACGTGGATATCGACAGCGACGGCAACACGAAATCGACGGATGGGCTGAGCCTGAAAATGGGCGGTATCCCGACATTCAAGCATGAAGTTGTACTGAGCCGCAAGATATTGCGCGAGAAGATGATGCTCATGGACAGCATCGGGGGCAGCACTCCGGAGATTGAAAACACCATCATGGACTTGCTGTTCAACGGTTTGGACGATTTGTTGGGCGGCAACTACAACACTTTCCGTTACCAACGCCACCAAATCGTGTCGAACTTCGGCAAGTTAGTGATAGACGAAAAGAACAACCCCGGCGGTATCCCGTTGGAGATAGATTTCGGCGTTCCGGCAAAGAACAAAAAGGTATCGAAATGGTACACGAAGAACGGCAGCGGAGAAGTTTCACAAGACTCAAAGGTGACGAGCGGAGAGGTAGACCCGATAAAGGAAATGCGCAACATCCGTTTGGACAGCCGCAGAAAAGACTTCGCTCCGGAAGGCCATTGGGAGTGCTCGTTGACGACGTATGAGGACCTTATCGCATTGCCCTATTTCCGGAAGATGTATGTGATGTACGCGCGTCCGGACATCACGGACGCGGACAATATCACGGCATTCGGTGCTTTGGTAGACGACGACACCATCAAGACCTTCATCGAATCACGTATCGGAGCGAGAATTGAAGTGGTGGACAGCATTTCCTCGGTGGAGAAATTCAACAAGGAGAAACAGGCCATGGAATACACGTACATGGACAGCTTCAACGAGGGCGTACTTGTCTACGTACCGGACGGTGCCATAGGAGACGTGCAATGTGGCAAACCGATTGTCATGGAAACACCGGGTGCGCGTGTGGCATTGTATGACGGAGGACGTACTTTAATCCGCCAGGTTTTCGAGGACGAGACCATGACGCAGGTCATCAATAGCGAAGTGACCGGACTGGCAGTGCCCAACAAGGTGCGTTGGATGTATTATCTCACCATCAAAGGGTAAGGCATGACGAGAGAAACTTCCCATACGGAAACCCAACGCACCGTGGAGGAATACCTTCGCGGTTGCGTAGGGTTTGACATAGAGGACAATGCCATCGCCACTATCCTTGAAGACCGTGGAATCGCCCCGGGAACCCCGTCAAAGGAGTTGACACGAAAGCAAAAGGAACTTTGCAAGGCAGACCTGTATATGTGGTGTGCCAGCACGCCGAGCATAAAAGGAAGCGTGGAAGAGGCCCACGGGACTTGGAAACACAAGGAGGGTTCGACAGAAAGCAGTGCTTACGACAAACGCAACCTGCGTATCATGGCAAACGAAATCTATAAGAAATATGGGGAGAACGTGGCGGGTTCCACGATAAAGTTGCACGCAAGAGGAATGAGGTTATGGCCAAGAAGGTAGAAAATCCGGAATTTCCACACCTATGTGTAATCTATAAGGTAGAAGGAGAGACTTCGTTTTCGGACGGAGAAAAGGAAACCGTATATGCAGGTAAATGCTTGAAATACGGAAACAGTTCCCTCCGCAGCTTTAAATCAAACGGGGTATACAAAGGCGATTACGGCCTTGACATCCCCGGCCTGATAGATGTATCGGAAGGTGACTTGCTGGACTATACTGCCTTCGGGAGAGACCACAGGGAAGGAATACTTGTGACAGGCGTGGAGCATTGCGGATGGGGGACTACGGTATATTTCAACCTTTCTAAAAACTAAGGATATGAGTACGGATGTAAAGACAATGAACCGAAAAGCGTTTAAGGCCGGTATGAAAAAATCCCACCGGATTATCCATACGCACGTTCAGGACATCCTTTCTTCCGCTTGCGAGCGTTTGCTTGCGGATGCAGTACAATCCAAGGAGTTCCAGGGTTTCACCGGAAATACTCAGACTTCATACGCCTGTGGGATATACATGGACGGTAAGTTGACCTATTGCAGTTTCCAAGAATCATGGAACCAACCTCCCGTAAGACTTAAAGTGGAGAAAGGAAAGTATGTGTATCTGTCTCATCCTTACGAGGGGCATGCCAGAGGAGTGAGAGGAAAGACGGATGTGGACAGCCTTTATGGCTCGGACACTTCGTTGAACTTTCTAAAAAGCTATACAAATGTCCCGAAAAAAGGTTTCTCAATAGTGATGTGTACGGGTACGGAATATTCGGAATATATCGAATCATCACGTAACCTGAACGTGCTCACGGAAACATGGCAACGTGCAAGACAGATGCTGCTGCAAAACCTAAAACCCATACCGCAATGAGCCACGTGACGAAATATTACATTTCCGAAGTCTTGGAAGAGGTATGCCAAAGGTTGGGCGGTATTTCGGAGCATGTGTTTCCTGAACATCGTCCTGCGGCCGCAGGGAAACAGATGAATGATTTCATTGTGGTTTCCCTCCCTGTATCCATTGAAGACCAAAACGCCTACCAGAAAACCACCCTGCGTATAGAAATAGCAGTAAGGAACAGAAGCCAAGGCGTAGCACATACAAAGAAACTTCAAGAGATGCTGGACGGAGTGACCGGAGAGTTCCCTATTGTGACCGAAAGGTTCTCGGCAGTCCGGCCTTTACTTGTCTTAAAAGGCGATGACGGATTAGGCTTCACGATATGGAACATACAAGCAAAACTTATCGTAAACACCACGGATTCTTATGAGTAAAAAAATTAACAGGATAACACCATTAAATGAAATTAGCAATATGGCAGGATTGACAGTAACAACAGCGTTGACAGACTTAAAAGTATTGTTCAACGACTTAAAAGAAGTGTATTTTAAAGCCGGTGAAATCAAGACCACGGATTTGGGTTCCGAAGCCCTCACCATGGACATGGAGCTTCCGGCATTGGATGATGGGGTGACGTTCGATACCGGTTCGGTCGACGTGACACGCGTAAGAATCACTACCAAAGCAGTATGGACCTCCAAGGCTTCAAAAGGAGACCCGGACATTACGTTCCAAGTGGCGAGCGTGGCGGGGGTGGTTAACGACCTTCTTATGGAAAACAAGAAGACCATTGCAAGTGCCACCAATATCATCAATGGAAAGACCTATAAAGGTGCGGCCTACAGTCTTTCCCCGAAGAAGGTTACCGGAGCCCTCCTGATGCAAAGCGAGGACAGACAGACCATCATCATCCTTCCCAATGTGGAGATGTATGCCAACTTCGTAGCGGCAGACGGGGACAATCCCGCTTATTTCAACGTGGCCGTGACCCCGTTGGAAAACAGCGAAGGTGCCGACATCTTTATTTTGAGTGAAACGGTTGGCGAATAACCTTCATAGGAGGGAGAGGATTACGGGCGGTGGCAATATGAGCCGCTGCCCTTTTTTGTTAAACTTATCATTACTTGACCAGATGAAAAAGAAAAAGGCGGTAAATCCCCCTACGGAAAAAGAGGAAGCACTTTTGGATTCCATCGTTGAAAACAGCAAAGACACGGTTGAAATACGCGGAAGAAAATGGCATGTGGAATGGATGAGGAACGGCACGAAGCGTAAAGTAACCCACATCATGCTCACGGAAAAAGAAGACGACAAGGTGAACAGCAAATGTGCCGCCGCCATCGTATTGAACGGTTATTGGAAGATTCTGTTCTTTTACTGGTTCTTGTGGCGTTGGTTCTTCTACGTAATGCAATACAGTGACGAAGAACTTCTCCCACTTATAGAAACAGGTAAAAAAAAAGTACGTGTGGAGGGATATTGCGCCTGTACAATATTACTGACCGAGATGAAGGATACCGTAAAGTCGATGACGAGGGAGGAAGTAAATCGTATCCGTCAAGAGAGTTTTACGGCTCTGCGTGGTCGGCAGGAGAAAAACATCCCTTCCTGACACAGCCCCTCAACCTGTTTTTCGGAATATGGGTTGTCCCTATGTGGGGATACTATTGGGTCCATACGGCTGCCCAAATCGAACTCGGACTGATAGACTGCCCCATCATAGTTTATGAAAGGGGAAAGAAACGGAAAGGTGGAAAAGGAGAGAGACCGGAATTTGAAAAGGCGGATGCCTTGGATGTGGTTAATAAGGCTGACAAATGGCAAAAGAAATATGGGAATGCCCCCAAAGGAAAAGGTGTAAGAATCAGCCTTGAAGGACTAAAAATGTTGAAAAAGGATAACGGAGGAAAATAGAATGGCGGATTTGGGTCAATTATGGTTTTCATTGGGTATAAAAGACAATACCCAGGCAGGTATAGAAGAAGCTATGAAGCGCTTCGACAAGCTGAATGCCAAACTTAAACTGGGTATAGACAAGAATGTTTTCAGGAGTGCCATCACGTCGTACCTGAAAGGACAGGAATTCAAAGCCCGCATCACCCCTACCCTTCCCAAAAATACCGGTAAACTTTCCATGGAGGTGAACAAACAGACTTTGAGGGGAAGTATCAATGAAGCCTTGAAAGGCAAGGAGTTCGAGGCAAGGGTGAAAATGGTAGTTGAAAAGGCAAGCGTGCAGGATGCCATCCGGCAAGCCTTCTCAAAAGCCGGGCTGAATTACAACACCACGGCCAGCGACGTGCGGTCACAAAGAATCTTGGAAATACAAGCACGCATGGCCCAACGTGCGGCCCTATCTCAAATACAGCTTGCCGCGGCACATTCCCGTGCCCAACGTGCGGCCGACTTGCAGGCCACTTCGAGCGAACGCCTGAACCGTAGTATGAAGAGCGGAACTAACATTTCATCCCAACTAAGAAACCAGATAGCCAACCTGTACTCATTGTACACCATTGAACGTTTTGCCACCCAAATCGTAGAAATCGGCGGTGAGTTCCAAAAACAACGCATAGCCCTGAAATCTATCCTTGGTGATGCCGGAAGAGCGGAAACGATATTCGGAAAGATTCGGGACCTTGCGGTAGAAAGCCCCTATACTTTCAAAGACCTGACCGGCTACACCAAGCAGCTTGCTGCGTTCTCCATTCCTTACGAAGAACTTTATGACACGACCAAGAGACTGGCTGACATATCTTCGGGACTTGGTGTTGACATGGGACGCCTTATCCTGGCCTACGGGCAGGTACGCAGTGCAGCATTCCTCCGTGGACAGGAAGTAAGGCAATTTACGGAAGCCGGCATCCCTTTGTTGGATGAGCTGGCTAAGAAGTTCAGCATGTTGGAAGGACGAGTTGTAAGCGTGGGAGAAGTGTTCGACAAAATAAGCCGTAGAGAGGTTCCCTTCCAGATGGTAAAAGACGTGCTTTGGGATTTGACCAACGAGGGAGGAAAGTTCTATAATATGCAAGCCGTCCTGACAGAGAGCCTTTCCGGAAAACTGGACAAACTCAAAGACAGCTATGAAATCATGCTTGCCGACATCGCCCAAGCCAATAACGGAATCATCGGAGGAAGCCTTGACTTGCTTTCCGGACTTACCGGACACTGGAAGGAAGTTGCTGAAGCCATCGGATCCCTTATCATAGCTTATGGGTCTTATAAGGCTGCCATAATAGCCGTAACCACTTACCAAAAGCTGGATATAGCCTTGTTGCGGCAGGCGGTAGTGGAGAAACAGCTTGCGGCAGCAGCGAGCATATCCCTTTCAAACGCGGAAGCCGTGTCCGCCGCAAGAACAAAATTGCTGACATTAGCAAAAAAGAGGTTGATAGGCGTACTGAAATCATTATGGTCAGTGACCGCTGCAAATCCATATTTTTGGGTAGCAGCAGGCGTAACCACATTAGTATACGCTGTGTACAAACTGATTACCGCCGCGAGCGCGGCTGAAGCAGCCAATGAAGCATTCAACCGTTCTATGGAACGCATAGGCCAGACCATTGACAATCAGAAGAATAAAATCAACGAGCTCTTGAATGTCATCCGAAGTGCAGATTCTTCTTCCCTACAGAAGCAAATGGCCTTTGATGAGCTTTCCGTGTTATCTCCTGCCCTGGCACAAGCATACGATTCCCTGAAAAAACTGGAAGAGGCCGACTTGACGAACGTGAACCGTCAGGTCAGCGAGCTGGCCGATGAAAGCCGTTTGTCCATGCTCAAAAGCCAAGCAGATGCCTTGGAAGGGTTGGTCAAAGAATTGTCCAAGATGAACCGCCTTGCAAGCATTGGTGCAGGTTCCGGTGCCGGGGATTATGCGAAACTCCGTTCGGCATTGAAGTCGGAATATGGCATACAAGGCAGTGTAACGTGGGATGTCGGCGACTGGTCGGAGGCGGCGCAGGAGGTGTTGAACAATATACGCAGGGAAATAGAGAAGATAGAAGATGCGAAAAAACGCATTTCCGTGCCCACAGAAATGGATGTGAGGCTTTCAGAATCCAGTTACCGGAACGCAAAGGAAAAATTCGACTACCTGAGTGACTTTGCCACCGCGATGAAGAAGGAGGTGGAGGGCACGATGGCACTCCACGTGGACGGCACGCACGCGGAACGTGACACGGACAGCATCATCGCCGAACTGGAAGGGAAACTGAAGGCGATGGAGGGCATTCCCCTTTCTGTGGAACAGCAGAAAGTGAAGGACGGCCTGCAAGAGACGTTGGGGTACATGAAACAGTGGAAGGAAATGGGCATAACGGGCGGTACGTTCACCATCCCACTATTTTTCGACTTGAAACTTAGTGATTTGGAGAGCGAGACGGAAAATGCCAAGAAGAAGTTCAATTACCTTACCGGGCAGTGGGAGGAGGCGAACAAGGAATTCGGAACCTTTGCAGAAAACCGCATGAAAGCTATAAAAAAATGGAAGGATGCGGAAAAGAAATACAATGAGGCCAAAAGCGCAAAAGACATCACGGACAAAAACGGTTCTATCATCAAAGGCTATACCGAACAGCAAGAACGTCTCAAAAAACTAAAGGATGAGGTGGAATCGGCCAAAAAGGAGGCGGAATCTTTCGGCGCAGACACGGGCAAACCAGCACAGCCGGACAAAGACCCTATGGCGAACTTGTGGAATGAACGTATCAGACTGATAGAAAAGGCCATTTCCTATTATAAGGAATGGTCAGAAATAGAAGGAAAGGAAAATGCTTCCGAACGTACCCAATCCAATCCATTATTCTCCTCCGTAAAAAGCTATCTTGACCTCGGCATAGAAAGTCCTGAAAAAATCTGGGAACAAATACGGGAAGAACTCGGAAACAGCAAAGGTCAAAGGAAGCTTTTCGTAGACCTCGGATTCAAAATAGAAGATTTACGTCAAGGGAAAGAAAAAAAAGAACTGGACCGCAATCTGAAAGAAATTGAGAAATATATCTCTGAAAGTACAAAGAAATGGGATTTGTTCAAAGATTTATCCGATGCAACAGGTAACCGAAGCCTGGCCGGCCAAATCGTTTTCGGCGGTCTGATGGAATCAGAAAACCTTGGAGACGAACTGAAAAAGAAAATCGAAGAAAAACTCAGTGGCACAACCTTTTCTTTTGAAGACGTACTCGGCATGGACGAAAAAGGGCTGGAGGACAACGGACTGAAAACACTTAGCGGGCTTGTGTCCGCCTATCGTGAAAATTCGGAAAAGCTCAAAGAAGAACAGGTGAAAAACCTCAGCGAGCTTATCAAAAACCACAAGGACTATGCCGCAAAGATAGAGGAAATAGAAAGCAACCTACAAAAGGACTTGAAGGACATTGAAGGGCGAAGAGCAGAACTTGAAACAGGAGGTGTGGATGTTGAAAGCTTGATTTCGAGCCGTAAGAAAAAAGCAGAAGAAGACAAATCTTCCGTATTGTTGGAACAATTCAAAAAAGAATCCGATTGGGCGAATATCTTCGACGACTTGGGGCGCATGTCTACGAGGACGATAGACGACATGATCGAAAGAATCAATACGTTCTCCCGATCACAAGAGTTGTCTGTGGAAGAGACAAAAGAGCTGATAGAAGCCATGCGCAAACTCAGGGAGGAGTCCTTGGAAAGAAACCCGTGGAAAGGCATCTCCAATGCGTCCAAAGAACTTGCAAAATGGAAGGAACTGCAACATTATCTTGGTAATGCTGAAGAACTTTCATTCTTTGACAAGGAATCAGGAAAAACCGTAAAATACACCCGTGCACAGATTGAAAACGGGATTGTCGCCTCACAAGAAGACATGGTGAAGTCTATAGACCATGTAATAGACGGATTAGAGGCCATGAATACAGCCGTATCCTCCGTTTCAGGCATGTTGGAATCTCTGGGAATGGAAGGCGCAAGTGATATTACCAATCTCATGGATGGCATTTTCAGCAGTTCAAACTCAATGGGTGGGAGCTTCCAATCCATAGGCAAACTGTTTGGGGTATCAGATGCCGGAATATTGAAAAACCTTGGGTTCGTAGGCATGGGTATCGGAGCCGTGACGGGAATTATCGGAGGAATTGCCAAACTTCATGACAAGAAACTTGACGAGGAAATACAGAAAAGTCAAAGACGCGTAGAGGAATTGCAAACCGCATACGACCAACTTGGGAAGGCCGTGGAGCGTTCTTTCGGTGCAGCCACAGATGCGGCAGAAAGAGCGTTGTCTTCGTATGAACAACTCGCCGAACAAGCCGAACGTGCCGGAAGCAAACTAAGCGCAGCCTATTCGATGCCATACGATGTGCTGAAAGACGGAGGACGCAGCATGATGAATGACCTTCTTCCGAAGAGTAAAATGGAAAAATTTATTTGGAACGGAGGAAAATCACACGGCTTCGCGGCTTCACTGAACTTCACAGTGGGCATCGAGAGAGAGGCATACGAAGCCTTAAAAGCAGTGGGAGCCGGAGAAAAAGGTAGTGAAGACAATGTCTACATGGCCCAATATGCAAGCCTCGTAGGTCAACGTCTGGAATTACAGAAACAACTGAGTGCAGAGGAAGATAAAAAGGATTCTGATCCGGCCAAGATGCAGGACTATCAAGAGCAAATCGCCGAACTGAACGACCAGATTACTTATTTTGTACAAGACACGGTGGCCTCTCTTTACGAGCTTGATTTAAAAGACTGGTCGAAACAGTTGAGCGATGCACTTGTAGATGCCTTCAGAAACGGAGAGGATGCAGTAGAAGCTTTCGAACAGACGGCGAGCGACCTCCTTTCAAGGGTAGCAAGCAACATCCTGCGCATAGGCATCCTTGAACCGGTGATGAAGAAGCTGCAAAAGGCGCTTTTCGGGGAAATGGACGAGAATGGGAATTATCAAGGTGGAATCATCAACCTGAATGATTTGAACGGAACGATGGATGAAGGGATGAAATATCTTTCAGACTGGTTCAATACAGAAGGGAAAAATATTGTGGAGGCCATGAACAACGCTTTCCAACTGCTAAACGAAAAGAGCGGTGGCCTTTTAAGCAAAACGGAAAGCGGAGGCAGCATGCGTTCAAGTATCCAAGGCGTGACGGAAGACACAGCCGACCTACTGGCTTCCTATATCAATGCCATGAGAGCCGATTTGAGCGCACAGCGTTCTGTCATAGAGAAATATTGCGGAGAACAGTTCCCCGAAATGACCCATCTGGCAGAAGCACAGCTACAGCAACTCCAGATTATCGTTAAAAATACGGGAGAGCACACAAGGATAGCATCAGAAATCAGAGACATGCTACGCAGTGCCAAACAAAGCAAGTCTTCTGGTTTCTGGATTCATTAAAAAAATATCATCATGAACAAACTGAATGAAGAAATAATGTCCGGGGCAAAAGCCTGCGGTATTTGTGAAGAATGGTACAATATGATGAAGGACGCTGACAAGGACGGCCTGCTCGACATGTACAAACGAGGAATAGACTTCGTAATCAAGCATTCATTTCCTGAGAATTCATACCTCCTCTCCCATTCCACAGATGAAATCCGGCACAAACATCTGATATTCATTGACGAGACTGTACCGGAAGGAGGGGGAAACGGGACTTATGTATTCAATGGTACATGCCGAGGAAAGATTTCATTCGACCGGTATTCTGCGTCTACACTACATATACGGGACAAGAGCCAAGTCGTTATCTCGGCAAAAGGGCTTTCAAAAGTTTTTATAAACGTGTATGACCATTCACGTGTGGAAATCATACAGGAGGATACTGCTAAAGTATTTGTTTACCTTCATGGAGAGACATGCCATATTTCTTCCCATGAAGAAAGCTGCGGAAATGTTTTCATTCGCAAGAAATAAATAATATAAAAATATGATTATTTAGAAAATAATGTTATATTTGCATTCGTAGAACAATAGTAAATCATTTGAAGGCCACAGAGCCTGCCCCATGGGATAAAACCTTTATGGGGCAGGCTCTGTTTTTCTATTCAGACCATGAGTAAGGCTTACACCATATTGATTCAAAAAGAGAAAGAAGGCGCAGCGGTGAAGGACACGGTAAGGGACTGGAACATCGCCTGCACCGACATACCTTTTCTTCCGGAAAACGAGGCCAAAGAACTCCCGTCACGTGACTGGCCGGATGAGGACGGTGAAGATACGTACCGTCCTGAAACCATAAAGATGAAAGCATACGACCTGGATATCTCACTTTGTTACAAAGGAGACCTTGGAAGTGCCTATACCCAAATAGAAAAATTCATGGCATACCTTACCGGGAGGGACGGAGGAGGTACATTTTTCAAAATCTACAGTCCCCATACACTCATCGGAAGAGGCGGTTGTTACATGAAACAATTTGCCCCTGACGACTTCTGGAAGGGAAACGGAGAAGACGTGTTGGAGTTTAAAATCACCGTAAGGGTAACAGAACCTTGCGGTAACATTATTCTATCTGCATGAAATACGAAATATTAGACAAGACAGGTAAAAATAAACGTTGTACGGTAACGAGTTTGGAATACAACGGAGAGTTTATGGGTGAAAGCTATGTACTCTGCAAGGTGGAAAGCGAGGTGCCCATAGATTTTCAAACAGGAGACTATCTGGAATACCGAGGAGAAAAATATGAAATAAACTACGCCCCCTCTGTCCTCAAAAAATGCCGTGCAAGTTACAACAGAGACGCCTTCACATACGACAGCATCAAACTGAACAGCGCAAGCAATGACTTAGTAAAATGCCTTTTTCTGGACTATGTAAAAGAAGATAACCTTATACATTATTCTTCCCTGCCGAAATTCAGTTTTTTCGCCTCCAACGTGGAAGACCTCGCGGAACGTATACAGGCCAATTTGGACCGTTTATACAGCGGAGACAGAAAGTGGACAGTTAAGGTATCCCCCGGATGCGGAGGAAAGACGGATGTTTATGTTGCGGCAGAACAAATCAACGTGTGGACCGCACTGGGATATTCTTATTCAAAATTCAAGGTGCCTTTCATTATAAAAGGCCGCACCATAACTATCGGTGCTGCATCAGAAACTTTAAACAAGGTTTTCAAGTATGGCAAAAATAACGGACTTTACGAAATAGAGTCCGTAACAGAACAAGATGCGGACATCATCACCAGACTTAAAGTTTATGGAAGCACAAGGAATCTGCCCAACCGGTATTATAATAACCTACGAGAAGCATACGCCATAGTAGAAATCAGCAGAATAGAATATGAGCGTATCGACAACACCCATGCCAAATGCAAGATATTCAGCGACAATGCACCGGAAAAAATCGGTACCTGGAGCGAAGTGCGCATCAATGGAGAAGTGCATAAGGTGGCAAGCCGACAAGAATTCGATGACAATGTGCCCTCTCCTAAAGAGTGTACGTTCATTGAATTATCAAAAGGGAAATACGAACTCTTGTCTGTTCCGGTAACATACGAGGAACACCATAACGGTCTGAACTACGAAATCAAAATGCTTTGGCATGAAGCGATGATCGGTACGGAATGCGAAGTATACGTAGAAGGTATGCTCCGTTCAACTTTCGAGGTAAGAAACAGCAATAACCGCAGCCTATGTTATGACAAGGCATACGCCTACGTACGCGACATACTTTTAATCCCAGCAGAAGAGATACCTGATTTCAATAGTTTCATGTCTTCCGCGAGCTACACGAACCACGGTGACGGAAACCATGAATATGACTTGAAACTGTACCATGAGACGAGCGTGGAATATGAGCTCGTTGACTCTCCCTCTCCTACACGATTTGAAATCTTGTACGCATCGGAAACAAGCAAAATCGGAGAAAGTTTCCTCACCGGAAACCATAACGGTTCATTGCTACCCAATAATATGTATGCCCCCAATCTGATGCTTCCCGATTTTCCTTCTATCACACTCGACCCCTATATAGACAGCGACAACATTGAAAAGTACGGTATACGTGAAGGTTGCGTGTTTTTTGACGGAAGCAATGATGAACTAGAAGAGATATTTCCCTCCATAGAAGGCATGAAAGCGGAAGACCTACGGGATGCGGGTATAGATGTGTCGTTGGCAGAAGGCGACAACGGGAATTTGGATGAATTGGCCGATGCCGAAAAAATACAAGACGACGGAGCCATTACGCCGGGAGATATTATCCCAACCTTCACTGTCACGCTGAAAGACGTGGGATTCGACCTCGCCCAAGAGATAGGCGATGATTCTTCCATTAGCATGAAAAGCGGATATTGCAGCGGACGTGAATTTAAAATCAGGAATTGTGTTCCCACAGAAAAGAACGGGGCAAAGTGTTACCTGCTAAGGTGTGAACGCGCGGAAGATGAATCCAATAAATTGTATTATCCTTATAAATCATACCCCCTGCAAGCCGGAGACAAATTTGTAATTTTAGGAATAGACTTGCCAGACGTATACGTAAAGGCTGCTTCACAGAGGTTATTACGGGCAGGAAAAGAATATCTTTCCGAAGTAGACCATATGAAACATACCTATTCCCCCAAAATAGACGAGATTGCGATGGCTCGCCAACACGACGAAGCCATACAATCCGGAGGTATAAGTCTTCACGACACCATCAAGGAGGGCATGCTGATAAGGATTTCCGATGAGGACCTTTTTAATGAAGAGCTACATATCACTATCGACACCCTCACCATAAAGGAAGGGGAAAGCCTGATACCGAGTTACGAAATCACCCTCAAAGAGGCCAAGGAGGAAGGCACACTGGAGCGCATGCAAAACAAGATTGACGCTATTGCATCCGGAAACTCCGTAAATCATGCCGGCGGGACGATCGTCAACCTGCAAGGGAATTACCTGAAAAAAGATACGGAAGATGCCGCTACCGCCCTTATCAGCTTCTTGAAAGGCTTATTATACGGGAATTACAAACCAGGAGAAAGCGGAGGTGCACTGAAAGAAGACGGAAGTGCAGAGTTTGATAGTGCCACGATAAGAAAAGGACTGAATATCGGCGAGTTTTCAAGCATAAACCGCATAGGAGACGCTGTTCTCAACTCCATTTCATTGCGCAACCTTTTTCAAATCGGGAAATTCTCATCCGGCGAATCGGGGGGCCAAATCTCGGACAATGGCGCGGCGGAGTTGGCCTCTTTGTTGCTGAGGGGCGCATTGGAGATTGGAAAGTATTCCGCAGGGAAGTCGGGCGCGAAGATTGGCGAGGACGGAGCTGCGGAGCTTCTGAGCGTGTTGGTACGTGGACTGGTAACGGCAAAGGGCATACAGTCGCCGGGATTCTCGACAGGGGCATTGGGCACGGGACTGTGCCTGAAAATGGACGAGAACGGGGATTCTTATATCGAGGTGGACCGCATGCTTGTGCGCAAGGTGGCCGAGTTCATCCAGCTTGTGATTCAGGAAATCAAGCACGTGGGCGGTCAAATCGTGCTTACCCCGGCCTCGATGAAGTGCATCCGCGTGGAAGACACGGGGAGTGCCTACCGTTGCTATTTCGAGGCGACGGACGGGGAAAAGACGGTGGAGAACCAGTTTGTCGCCGGTGACCAGGCACGCGCCCAGACGTTCAACGTGAAGGAGGGCGTGAACGAGAACGTGAAGAACACTTATTACTGGCGTCTGGTGACGGGCGTGGGGGACAACTACATAGACCTCTCGAAGACGGACTGCGACGCGGGGAGCACGGTACCGTCCGCCGGTGACGAAATCGTCCAGTTGGGAAACCGGAATGACGTGGCCCGACAGGCGGCCATCATCCTTTCGGCTTATGGGAACGATGCCCCTTATTTCAAGATGTACCGGGGCATCAACTCTTACAAACTGGAAGGCAAGGAGTTTGTCAATCTCTCACGGGAAGATGTCATGATTATCTCCGACAATATAAAATTGTCCACCGGAGAGACGGTGAAGGAATACATCAACGGCGCGGTGGGAGACGTACAAAGCAAAGTGGATGAAGTGAGCGGAAAGGTGGAGGACGCGGTGGAGCGTCTGGCGGAGCAGCAGAATTACATCGCCGCCCTACAGAAGACCGCCGGGGACTTGCAGAACCAGATTGACGGCGCGATAGAAAGCTACTTTGAGAAAACCGACCCGACAACCTCCAACTACCCGGCGAACGAGTGGACCACCGAAGAACAGAAACAGGCGCATTCAAACGACACTTATACCAATCTCAGCACGGGCAAGAGCTGGAAATGGGTGAAGGACGGTGACACGTGGAAATGGAACGCCATCACGGACACGGCCACGGAAAAGGCTTTGGCCGCAGCGGCCAAGGCTCAGGATACGGCTGACGGCAAACGCAGGGTATTCGTTAGCCAACCCACCACGGGGCAGGCTTACGACGTGGGCGACCTTTGGGTGAACGCGACTTACGGGGATACGTACAAGAACGACCTGCTGCGTTGCAAAACCGCCAAGAAAGAGAATGAGGCTTTCTCCATCTCGCATTGGGAGCTTGCCTCACGCTATACGGACGACACGAAGGCCAACGAGGCGGCAGAGGCCGCACGGGAGGCTGCGGAGGCCGCGAATGCGGCACAGGAAGCCGCCGACGAAGCCGCCGCCACGGCAGGGGAAGCCAAGACGGAAGCACAAGCCGCCAACACGGAACTGGACAACCTGAAATCCGACGGCACGATAAGCCCGGTGGAGAAAACCGCGCTGAAGCAACAGCATGCCGACATAAAGGCGGAACACGGGCAGATAACGGCGGAGGCCGGAAAGTATTCCATAAGCGTGACGGACTATGAGGCCGCGTACAAGAAGGCCGATTCCGCGCTTACCAAATACACAGCCTCCACTCCCGAATACATCACCGTGGAATCCGACTATTCGGACATCTCCGCCTATTATTCCAAACGGCAGACGATATTGGATACCATCGCCGCAAAGGCCAAGGAAGCATCGGACGCGGCGAAAAAGGCGGCAGACGACGCTGCCGCGAAGGCAGAGGAGGCGGCAGAATCGGCGAGCGAGGCGGCACAAAAGGCCATAGAGGCCAAGACTGCCGCGGACAATGCGGCCAAGGCAGCGAAAAACGCCCAGACCGATGCCGACGAGGCGAACTCCATGCTTTCGGACATCGCCAACGACAACAAACTCACGGCGCAGGAAAAACAGCAGACCAAGAAGGAATGGGACGTGATAGTGTCCGAGAAGCCTAAAAACGACGCTTCGGCCGACAAGTTCGGCGTGTCTAAAACGGCCTACGGCTCCGCTTACACGGCATTAAGCACGTATATAACGCCTCTACTTTCGAACTTAAGTTCTACAAGCAACATCACGGGCACGGAATTCAGGGCGAAGTTCAAGGCTTACTATGACGCACGCACGGACTTGCTGAACGCCATATCGGCCAAGGCCAAGGAACTGGCCGACAACGCGCAAGAGGCGGCTGACGCGGCGGCGGAGAACGCCTCGCAGGCCATAGAGGACGCGGCGAAGGCGAAGAATGCCGCCGACAAGGCGCAGGCGGACGTGGACGCCGAGAAGGAGCGCATGGACGAATGGGCGGCTGACGGCAAGTTCTCCCCTTCTGAAAAGAAGCAGTTGAAGGAGGAGCTTGCCCGCATCGACGGGGACAAGACGCAGGTCACGGACGGTTACACGAAGTACGGACTTGGCACTCCCACGGCCTATAACACGGCTTACACGAACTACCGGACGGCTATCAACGGCGTGGTGTCTTCCTCTTCGGAGACCGTGGCCATCCCTTCGGACTTCGCCACGAAGCGCACGGCGTACTATACGCAGAAGAGTACTGCCCTGACGGCCATTTCGGACGCGGCAAAGGCGTACGCGGACAAGGTGGTGGCGGGGATTGAAGTCGGGGGGCGGAACTATGCGCATGGGACTGCCAATGAGAAGAAGGTGACTTCGGTGGATTATCAATCAAACGAAACAGTTACGCTCGGGTACACGACGACCGGATTAAAGAAAGGTGACAAGGTTGTGGTATCATTCGACTATGAGGCGAAAGACATTGTTTTTGAGAGCAACTCAAAAATATCTGCACAGTTTAACGAATATTACGCCTACAGTGGATTTGGGCTTGACCTGAAAAGTAATGGGAAAGGACACCGAAAGTCTTCCATCATCACGCTTAATACCCATTACAATTCATCTGACCCCGTTGTCGAGACGGACAAATCAGTCCCTTTTATCCGTTTTGACTATATCAAGATAAACCCCGGCGGTTACTTCCGCGTGTGGAACTTCATGGTCAACAAGGGGACGGTGGAAGCGGACTGGACACCCGCCATAGAGGACGTGAACGGGATGATAGAGGATGCCCAAAAGGCGGCAGATGACGCGGCGGAAGCAGCCAAGAACGCGCAGGCAGACGCAACGAATGCCAACAAGGAGCTGACGAACATCAAGAGCGACAACCTCATATCCCCCATCGAAAAGACAGCCCTGAAACAGCAGCAGGCGGACATCCGTTCGGAATACGGGGAGATTACCGCCAACGCCGCACGCTATGCCGTGTCCACCACGGCTTACAAGTCGGCCTATGACCTTGCCAACGCTGCCCTGACGAAATATACGGCTTCGTCACCGGAATATATCACGGTGGGAAGTGACTACGCGAACATATCGGCCTACTACGATGCGCGGAAGACCATCCTTGACGCGATTGCCGCTGCGGCCAAGAAAGCTGCGGACGATGCGACGAACAAGGCGAATCAGGCTGTGGAGGACGCCGCGCGTGCGGGGCATTACTATCTGGACTTGGACAACGACGGCGGCCCGGTGTCGTGTGACGCCTCGGGGAACGTGACCGGCGGTTTCCCGAGCAGCAAGGCCACGGTATATTATGGCACGGAACCTGATACGGGTTGGGCGTTTACGGGTGCATTCTCCGGATGTTCCGGAAGCGTGAACTCATCGACGGGACAAATCACGGTCACGGGGGTAAGCGCGGATACTGGCACGGTGACAGTCACGGCCAAGAAGAGCGGAAAGACAGACCTATCTGCGGTATTCTCTGTATATAAAGTAAAGGCGGGAGCGGACGGAGCGGACGGCACAAACGGAGTGGGCATCAAGTCCATAACCAACAAGTATGCCGTATCCGCATCGAACACCACCGCGCCGACATCATGGAGCGACACGGTACCTACAATGACCACCACGAACCGTTATCTGTGGAATTATGAAATTGTCACCTATACCAACAGCACGACAAGCGAGACCAAAAAGAGGGTCATAGGTGCATACGGAAATACAGGCAACACGGGCGCCACCGGGGCAACGGGTGTGGGTATAAAGTCCATTACGGAATATTATTTGGCCTCTTCGGCATCGAGTGGAGTGACAACTTCAACGTCAGGATGGACGACTTCGGTGCAGTCCACTTCATCTTCCAAGAAGTACCTTTGGAACTATGAGGTGGTGACTTACACCAATGATACGAAATATACGAGCAGTCCGGTGATTATCGGTACTTATGGGGATAAGGGTGATACTGGTCCACAGGGAGTACAGGGTCCAAAGGGTGCGGACGGGACGCCCCGCTATACTTGGATACGCTATGCTGACAACGCATCGGGTTCGGGCATCAGCAACTCGCCTACGGGAAAAACTTATATCGGGTTTGCTTATAACAAGACCACCGCCACGGAAAGCAACACGCCTTCGGATTATACATGGTCACTTATCAAAGGCGAAAAGGGCGACCAAGGTGTTCCGGGGGCAAAAGGGGCTGACGGGAAGACCACTTACACATGGATAAAGTATTCCGATAACTCGACGGGCAGCGGGATGTATGACACTCCCAAATCCACGACACAGTACATCGGCATAGCAGTAAACAAGACAACGGCCACAGAGAGCAATACTCCATCGGATTACACGTGGTCTAAGTTCAAAGGTGACGACGGTGCGGACGGGAAAGGCATCAAGAGTACCGCCGTGACTTATCAGGTAAGCACATCGGGCACCACGCCGCCCACAGGAACGTGGAACAGTTCTATCCCTTCCGTGGCTGCCAATCAGTACCTTTGGACGCGTACAGTGATAACCTACACGGACAATACCACATCTACATCGTACAGCGTGGGTAAGATGGGGGCTAACGGGGCAAAAGGTGACAAGGGCGATACGGGACCCGCAGGAGCTGACGGTGACGGCATCGTATCGGTATCGAACACTTACCAAATAGGCAGTTCCGGCACGACGGCACCGACAGGAAGCTGGAGCGCAACTGTACCTTCGCCACAGAAAGGTAAATACCTTTGGACGAAAACGGTGACGACTTACAAGAAGAGTGACCCGACAACGGTATATTCCGTGAGTTATTACGGTACGGATGGTACGGCGGCCAAGTATGTGAGGGTTGCGGGCGACCAGGTGTTTATATACACCAACAATTTTTCAGGGAATCCCACTCCTACTTCCATTACGCTGACGGCCACCCTCACGGGGACATCCGGCTACCAGTGGAGCTATAAACAGGCGGGACAGACTTCTTTCACGAACATATCGGGAGCCACTTCGCAGACTTATGCCTTGGCACATAACAATTCGACGGTTTGGGGTAGCGCGAAGTCTGTGACCATACGTTGCACCTCGGGCGGTGTATATGACGAGATGACGATAGCCAAGGTTTCTTCGGGTACCAACGGGACGAATGGCAAGGATGGCACAAATGGCACGAATGGAAAGGACGGTGCCGCCGGTAAGAACGGCGCGGATGCCTACACCATAATTCTGGGCAATGAATCGCATGCCTTCCAAGGGACAACAAGCGCGGCCATCGCTGCATCCACGAAATGCGAGGTTATCGCATACAAGGGTGCCACAAGGGTGGCGGCAACAATCGGTACTATAACCGGAGCACCGTCGGGAATGTCCACGAGCATCTCAAGTAACGGAACCACATCGGCCTCGTTCACGGTGTCCGTCACTTCTTCGTTGACTACCGGACAGGGCGTGCTGACTGTACCTATCACCGTGGACGGGAAGTCTTTCACGAAGAATTTCTCATTTTCCGTGGCTTTCAAGGGCAACACGGGCGCCACCGGGGCGACGGGTCCCAAGGGGGATGCGGCTGTATTCTACATCATAGAGACTGACGTGCGCATCGTAAAGAAGTCTTGGGACAACAAGCTGACCCCGACGTCCGTGACTTGTACGAAATACAAACAGACGGGAAGCAATGCGAGGGCAACAACTACGGAAAAGACATTGAAATACCAGCGTGTGGGCACGGACAGCAGCGTACAGACCGCTGCAAGCGGAAGTTCGGTAACGGTATCCCCTACTTCTACGACGACCTCCATAAAGTTCTGGCTTTATGACGGGAGCACCATCATAGACAGGGACGAAATCCCTGTCGTGGGTGACGCTGTGGATGTTTATGAAAAGGTGCATGCAGAAATAACGGCTGCGGAAGGTGAAATCGGTTTATTGTCTACCAAGGTCACTACCGTGACGGATTCCGTAACGGGTCTTGAAAAGGAAGTGGAGACCAATACCGCCGAAATAAAATCCGCCAAGGGACAGATTTCGAGCACGGCATCGCAAGTGAGTTCTTTGGGCACGAGGGTAAGTACCGTGGAGCAGACGGCCAGCGGCCTCACTACTACGGTGAACGGCCTTAACGGGAAGGTGTCGAAACTGGAACAGACGGATTCGAGCCTGACGAGCAGGATTACCTCGGCGGAGGGAAAGGTGAGCACCATCGAGCAGAAAGTGAGCAGCATTTCACTGAAAGTAGACGGCATAGAGCCTGTGAACCTTTTCAGGGACGGTTCCTTCGAATCCGGGTATAACACTTTCAGAACATCGGGAAGAGGTAAAGACGACGTGGAGGTCGGCATATCGGCCAACGGAAAAGTGGGAAAGAATGCCATGATGGTGAAATGGCCGGGCAAACGCACAACGGTCTACCTTGAACAAAAGCCCTTCGTGAATCCCAATGCTACCTATACCGTCTCGTTCTGGATGTACACCAACGTAGCGACGAATTACCAGGCTTTCGTCGTCAATGCATTAGACAAGAACGACAACAACCTAAGCGTGAACGACTCTACGTTAAACATTGAAATCCCCGGAACCAAGTGGACACAGTTCATCCATAGGTTCACGACCCCGGCCAACACGGAACGCCTTGAATTTTACTTCCGTACCAGTGCTAATGTAGAGAACGGAACGATTTCATATATTGACGGGTTCATGCTACTGAAGGGGGATTATCTGGACAATATTCCCTCTTATTTCATTCCTAACGACAGTGTGAACGGTGACACCCTTCTTTCTACGGGAATAGACATAGAGAACAAAAAAGTCATTGTGACGAGCGACCAGTTCGTCATACAGAACAATGACGGAGAAGTGACGGCGAGCGTGAATGAGGATGGTGTGCTTTCGGTGGGAAGCGGGGAGTTCTCGGGTTTCATCCGTACCATACCACGTATCATAACGAAGAATACGGGCGATAACGGAGATGTGGAGTTCAAGGACAATTACTACCAAATCAGCTTAAGCAACTTGTACAAAGGAGGCTTCATCTATGTGGACGTGGAATCGAACAGCTATGCCGGTGACGGAATCAAATTACCGTTGGGGCTAAAGTACGCCGGTGCGAGAGTGACTATCGTGAACAAGTATCCGGCCAAACGGCTTATCATAACTACAAGGCATGAGGCTTTGGACCCGGGTTACGGAGATTGGAGCGATGACGAGAACAATGCAATGCGGCTCGGTGGCGTACAGATAAGCCACGTGGAGATGGGAAATGTGAGCACACAAGGAAACAACCGTTTTGTGGAGCTGCTTGCCGTTCCGTATTATCTGGACGAGACAATAGGCAGCGTAAAGTACCAGGGACAGGTGGAATGGGTGGTACTGAACAATCAGGAGTTCACGACGGCCAACAATACGACAGGGGGAAAATATGCGAAATTCAAATAACATTATTCATTTATTAAAAACAAAAGGTTATGGAGATTAAGACAAACAGTACGAGGGTGATTTACAACGGAGAGACCACAACGGCAAATGCCAAGTACAACATCGAGTATGAGACGGACGGTAAGGAACTGAAACGCGTGAACGCCTTGGTGAACAAGGTGGAGGAAGTGGAGCTTCCTATGGAGGAAGGCATGCAGAAGGGCGTGCAGGAAACCCTGTTGGGCAGTATCTATTATGAGAACGGTTATTACACGATGTCGAACTTCCCGGAGAGTGAGGAACTGCCGAAGTACATATCGGATGCCATCCAGATAGTGAAGCAGATAAAAGAAGACGCTTCTGCCTGACTATTGAAACAACGGGTATAAGGCGGCGGTGCCTGCCTTACCCGTTTGCCGGGGTCTTGTCTTGTGGACCGGGGGGCTTTGGCATTAATTAGAAAAATGTATTGTAATGGAGAAAGCTATTATTGATTTTATTGAAAACCACATGATGAACCACATCATACTCATAGCGTTATGCGTGGCGGCCACGATAGGTGCAATGGCCGTGGATTTGGTCTCGGGGGTACAAAAGGCCAAACAACGCGGTGAGGCACGGACTTCTACGGGATATAAGAAGACGGCCACGAAGGCAAAGAAGTATTTCACGCCTTTCCTGACGTTGTGTTTTATCGACATCCTTTGTTGCGTGGTGATTCCCATTCCGGTGTTCTCGATGTTGTGGACGGCTTACTGCATTTTCTGTGAGTTTGTGTCCGTAAGGGAGAAATCATGGCAGAAGGAGGAGCTTCGGAAGGCGGAGAAGACGATGAGAGTAATCATTGACAACAAGGATGAGATAGCCAAGATGGCGGCAGAGCTTCTGTTTCAAAGGGAGAATGAGAATAATACAGTAAAGAAGGAGGAAAAATAAGATGGCACTTAGGAATTTGAATTTCACCCTTCAGGGTGACAGGTATGTGGCGGAAGAGACCGTGAATGCGGACTATGCACTTCATCTGGAAAGGAAGGCGGGCGGCGGGTTTTATATTTTGCAGCGCAGTTCGGACGATGGCATGTTCGTGTCGTGCCCGCTCCCGGCGGGCTTGTACAATCCCGGCCAGTTCATAGACTGGTGTTTCGGCCATGGCGTTTATCCGATGCACATCAGGATTGAGAGCATGACGGAGGTGACGAAGGGCACTATCAGGGAGGCGGAATGATGGAGAGGATGAACTTTTCACGGTTGAATATGACGGGGCTGGGAACAGCCCGCGTCAATTCTTCCGGTATCACGGAGTGCGGGGATTCGTATGAGCTTATTGACAATGCCTTGCTCTTGGAGAATGGGAAGGCTTGGCTTTGGACTGACGGAAGTCCCGTAATGATGGCAGAGGTGACGAGAAGGACAGTTAAGAAACAATTAAAACATAAGTAGTTATGGCAGTAGAAGGAAAAACGATATTACAGACTACGGAACGCACGGAGCTGACGGGGAAAGAAGGTATCCCGTTTCAGGAGGGGACGCAGAACGGGCACATGCTTCTGGAGAAAATCAAGGAATATATTAGTAGTGACGTCTATATTTGCCCCGGTGCTTTTCAAACAACAGAAGGATGGTCTACAACAGACGTAGAATCTATTGTAGGGAATTGGGATGAGTTTACAAAAGCTGTCTTAGGTAGAAAGGCAATTATCACCAGTATTTACTCACAAGATGCAGCCTATACAGGTATAGGCTTAACTGCCCAAGCAATTGAAGGCTACGCTTTATTTATTATGGTACAGGATAAGTATTTTGCATATTTAATTAGTGAAGACTTGGTAATCCTTCTTATTAGTGATACTGTGCTCTTTGCGAATTCTGTTGTAGATAATTTGAATAGTTTAGAAACTAAGCAGCCTCTCTCTGCCAACCAAGGTAGGATTCTTAATGAAAATATTTCGGAAATCTCAAATCCTGCCTCTGCGGAAAAGGATGGATTAATGTCGAAAGAGGACAAGGAAGCCTTTGACAATATGAAAGACGGCGGTGCCATCGAATATAAGGAGATTTCCGGGCAGACGGTGGATGCCGATGACCTTATCGTGCCGAAACTCACTGTAAGATACCTGAACAAGAACGCCTCCACAGCGGGAAACATATCGAATATACCGGCAAAGGGAGGCTTCGTTTTGGAATCAATGTGCGTGAGGTATGTGGATAAGGATAATTGCGGGTATATTCAAAGATGGGTTTCCCAAGCTACTGATGACAATCTCCTTCCATACTCTTATATAAGACAGTATGCAGATGGAGAATGGACCGAATGGCGTAAAGAAGTAGATACGTACATCTCTGTCAATGAACCTTTTCAAAAAGTGGGATTATATTTCAACACGTCTGGATTCCAAGTGGGAAACGTATCCAATTCTTCGGTAGTAAAAAATGGGTCTTTTGTCATTTCAATGGGTTATACAGCACTACACCTGACAGGAATTAAAAACAGTACCACTTATAAGGTTGTGTCGAATGCTTCAGTGGGATATTGGATGATGAAGACCTGCCCGCAACAATTCTTCCATGCCGGAAAGGTCGCAGTAAGTGAAGATAAAACAAGCGAATCGGCTGAGACAAAAAAACAATACGTGGCCGAAGTGGTATCCGTGAATGCGGAAGAAGAGACCGTGACGTTCTCAAAGACTCTAAACCCTTATACGGATTTCAATGATTATTCCGCGAAATTTTATGCTTATGTGGATAAAGCCTCATTTTCACTTGAGGCTGGAACCACATTCAATTATTCCATATCGGGCACGGAATGTGTGGCAGGCGGGGACGAATCCGGAAATTGCGTGGCTATTGGAGCCCGTTGCGTGTCCATCGAGGACAATTCAGTTGCACTCTGTTGGCAGACTGTAGCATTAAACTTCGCCGAGACGGCATTGGGGATATCCAACAAGTCGCACAAAGGGGATTCTGCGGACAAGCAGACATTGTTTTCCATCGGCAACGGGACTCAGTGGTTCAATGACTGGGGAACGGCGAAACAGAAGAACGCCATGGAGGTGATGAAGAACGGTGACGTGTACATCGAAGGTGTCGGTGGATATGACGGAATCAACGATGGTTTCACAGCCCAATCCGTGCAGGACGTAATCTCCGGTTTGCTGTCGGAGGTTTCGGCATTAAAGGAGGAAATAGAAGCACTAAAGGGAAGCGGGGCATGAAAAAAGGGAGGCCGCCGCCTCCCTACACATTAACCTTAATCTTAATACTTTATGAAAACATATTAATTACATAAGCGTCCCTCGCGGGAGGCGGAAAAAAAGTTAAACAAAAAAGTGGAGATATGAAAGCAAGTAATTCATTGATTGAGGCGATAAAGCGTTTCGAGGGATTCCGGGGCACGGCTTACCGTTGTCCGGCGGGGGTGTGGACGATAGGCTACGGGCATACGGCGGGCGTAAAGCGTGGCGACAGGATGACGGAGGGCGAGGCGGAACGGCAGCTCAGGCGTGACTTGGCGGAATATGAGGCATTCGTGGACAAACTGGGCGTGACGTGTCAGCAGAACAAGTTTGACGCGTTGGGGGATTTCGCGTATAATCTTGGGTGCGATGCGTTGGAGGGTTCCACACTTTTGAAGAAAATACGGGCTTGCGCGCCGGATGCGGAGGTGCGTGGGGAGTTCATGAAGTGGGTGTATGCGACTGTGGCCGGGAAGAAGCGGAAGTTGGAAGGGCTGGTGAAGCGTAGGAAATGGGAGGCTGACAGGTTCTTTAATATAGCGTGAGGAAAAGGATGAGGTATGAATGGGGAAAAGGATGAGGAATATTGGCCGATGCTTGACGATGGCGGAGGAGACGACGGGAAGGGGTTGCCGCCTTGGTTGGTTTTCCTCGTGTTGGCCGTGGGTGTCTGGATGATGGCGCGGGCATTGGTTTTATAATTAACAACGGAATGGATATGAAGAGTTTTTTTAAAGTGTTCTGGCCTTGGCTGATGGTGCCGGTGTTCTGGCTCGTGGTCGGCCTGTTATTGTTTGCCATGTGTGGATGTGCACGGGTACAATATGTTCCGGTGGAAACGGTCAGGGTGGACAGCGTGTATGGTGTACGTTGGTTTTCGGATAGTACTTTCCTCAAAGATTCTATTTACATAGAGTTGAGGGCGGAGAGGGACACAGTGTATAGGACAGAATATAGGTATCGGACACATTGGAGAGACCGCGTGGTGCATGACACATTGGAGACGGTCAGGGTGGACAGTGTATCAGTACCGGTTCCGGTGGAACGTAAGCTTTCGCGGTGGGAGGAAACCAAGCTGCATTACGGAGGCTTTGCGCTTCTGGCTGTGGTTGTTTGTATCCTTATCGGATTCGGAAGGTTGGTGTACAGACTGAAAAAGTAACGTTTGCTCCTTCGGGGACGGGAGTATAAAAAAGCCCCCAACGTTCCTTGCATTACCACATGACAAGACGCGAAAATAGCTCGCGCGTTGAGGGCTTTATGTCTTCATCGCGAGCTATTGTTGTATATAAACGCCTTGTCATGTGGTTTGACAAAGGTATGAATAAAAATTGAATATTGTATGTGTAAGGCAGATATTTTTAATGAGATTATTCAGGTTGTCAGCAGGGAAACGGAGATTGCACCCAAAGTCATATTGTCGGGAAGCAAGGAGGCGGAAGTCGTCGATGCGCGTTACTTGCTTGTGTATTTCCTTTTTAAGGAGGGCTTCTACCCTTCCCAAATTGCATCATTGGTCGGCAAGACGAAACGGGCGGTAAACTATATGCTGTCTAATTTTTCTTCACGTGTTAGGTGTGGGAAAATGATGGGAATATATCGGGAAAGAATCGGGAATGAGTTGGGAAATAATTGATTTTGAGTGACATAATGTATTTGTAGTTTTGCAGGGTCAGGATATGCCTGACCTTGTAACTATTAATTAAAAATACATTATGGAGAGAACTTATGTTTTTAATCAGGAGCCTTCGAGTGGCGGGGGCAACAAATTTGACATCATGGCCATGCTTCCTAACCTGATGGGCGGCAAGGGAGTGGATCCTAACCTGATGGCGCTCCTTTCTCAGGGACGCAACAACCAGGATCAATGGGGAGGCTCATGGTGGTTTATCTGGATTATCCTGCTTTGGTTCTGCTGGGGCGGTAACGGATTCGGTTTCGGAGGACGTAACGGAGGAGGATTACCTGCTGAATTGAACGGTGATGTGGGTCGTGAATACCTGATGAGCGCCATTCAGGGTAACGGCAATGCCATTAACCAGCTCGCTTCTTCTTTGAACTGTTCTACACAACAGTTGCAGACGGCTTTGTGCAACATCCAAGGCTTGATTCAGGGTGTAGGGAACCAGGTGGGCATGTCCACGCAGCAAATCATCAACGCCTTCCAGAGCGGAAACCAAGCTATTCTCACTCAGATTGCCGACTGCTGCTGCAAGACGCAGACAGCTATTGAACGTCAGGGATATGAGAACCGTTTGGCAAATTGCGAAAGCATGAATACGCTCACCCGTACTATGGAGGGTAACACTCGCTCTTTGGCTGATGCTTACCGTGACGGTTTTAATACGCTTGTCGCCAAAATGGATGCGGCAGAAGCACGTCGTCAGCAAGAGGCTTTGGCAGCCAAGGATGCGGAGATTGCCACATTGAAGGGTGAGATTTCGCAACGTAACCAGAACGCTACCATCCTGAATGCCGTAGGACAGCAGATTGCGCCTTTGGTGGCAGGTTTGCAGGCTTTGCAGGGGGATGTGGATGGTATCAAGTGTAAGATGCCTCCCACAGTAGCGGTACCGTACCCGCAGTTGCAGGTATATAACCCGGAAACTTTCCGTGCGGCAGCTTTCGGTGCATACGCCGGAGATGTGGCTTATGGCCGCAGCGGTTATGGATGTGGTAACAACTACTGGGGTTAATTCCGGTAAGAAAGGAGGTAGCTATGTGGCCTAACTTTTTTACAGGACTTCCCTTTCCGTTCCCGTCACTGGGCAGGGTGAATTTCAACACCCTCCCGACGGTGGCGGTCACGGTGGGCACGGAGAATGTGACGCTGGAGCTTCCCAACCATGCGTTCCGTAACAGGGACTATGTGGGAGGATTCTACATCAATCTCCGTCAGGCGATACCGGCCGGTACGACAGGCACGCTTCCCATACTGATAGGGACAAATGGTGACACCCGTCCGCTTATGGCTTATAACAATGAGCCGGTGACGGTGGCCAACCTTGCGGGAACGGGCATTTATGAAATCCATTATAACAAGTACACGAATGAGTTGTTCCTTGTCAATGGAGGATACAGGCCTACGACCGCCACGGCGGCACAGGCAAACGTGAGAACGGCTCCGGCTGGAGTGAACAAGTAATTAACCGGGGCATCGCAGGTTGCGGTGTCCCTATTTAAAAAACAACAATCATGTTTCAGAATTTAAGGGCAAACAATCAGTTATTCATCCTTCATAAGGAAGCTAAGCATTATGTGGAGATAGGTTCGGTGGTGAGCGTGTCGGCTCCCAAGCCCAAATATCCCATGACACAGCCTTTCCCGTCACCGCAGATAGAAATGGTGGTGGACGTGGTGGCCAGTATCAACGGGCAGAATACGACGTTCCAGAACCTTCCGGCAGGCGGTGACATCGCAGACTTCGGACAGAACGGGAATATCGTGGTCTCATGTTCACGGGATGCGATGAACAATGAAATCTCGATGATAAAACAGAAGAGCAGCGAGATTGTCAACAGCCGGGATTACCATCTTAATGTGATAACCGCATGCGATGAGATGCTGACCATGCTCAACCCTGAATTTGCGGAGAAACAAAGGCAGGAACAGGAGATTTCAAGCTTGAAAAGCCAGATGGCCGACATGAGCAAGAACATGTCCGACCTTATGGCGTTGAACCGGCAGCTTATGGAACAGCTTGGCCTGAATGCTGAAACATCTAAAACCAAGAAATAATTATGGGAATGTGGAGTATTTTGGAAGAAGGGCGTGACGATTACGGACGCGGCTTCGGAATGAGAGGCGGCAGTGAACTGGAGGAGGCTTACAGGGAAGGTTGCCGGCATGGTTATGAAAAGGCCATGAGAGAGATGCACGGAGGAATGGGGTTCCGTGGTGAAGGCGGTTACAACGGTGGAGGAAGTTATTCCGACATGGGGGAACGCCGTATGCCGGGCTACTTTCCGGAGTATCCCCGAATGGATGAGATGGGCGAACGTCGGCGCAGACGTGCCAATGGGGAGTTTTATTAACATGGGAGGGGTGGAATGCCCCTCTTTCACTAAATCATAAATGGGTTATGGGACAAAGATTGGATACATACGACAGGCTTCCGTCGGGAATGAAAGAGTATCTTTCACAGTACGGGTGGCATTTCTCAAAAAAGATGTGCGAGTGGGCCGTATCGAAAATGAGGGTGTCGGATGATTCTTCATCTGCCGCATCTACAGGTAAGACACGTAAGCTGGAGGCAATGAAGAAGGATGAAGTCGAGGAGCTTTTGAAGAAATACGGTATCAAACTGGAGAAGGATGCCGGATACGACTGCGTGTACGTGGCCAACATGGCGAAAGCGGATTATTACAAGAGCTCGATTGCCGACGAATCACATCTTGCGTTGTTCGTCAAGGATTATATTGATGATCCGGACGGATATGAGGGGTTGCCTTTCACGAGGTTTTACGCGGATTGCATCGGAAGCGGTACACCGATTATGTGGTCGGATATGTTATGATAGTGCAGGATTTCTACATACCGGAATATGACTGGAAGGTTCGGGTTTACTATGCCGTGACGACGTACTGGAAGTATGAGATTCTTCATGAGTTGAAAAGGATAGGATGCCGGGGTGAACAGCTTGAAAGGGCTGCCCGGAGCCTTTCTGAGGGTAATCCGGACACGGGGCTTACGTATTCTGACTTTTACGGGCGAGAGACGTTGATGGTGATTTCGCTTACGTCCACCCCTGAGCAGTTCCAGAACTCATGGGACCATGAGAAGGGGCATTTGTGCCGGCATATCTCACAGGCGTTCGGGATTGACCCGTTTGGGGAGGAGGCGCAGTACCTTAGCGGGTATGTGGGCCAGAAAATGTTTCCGGTGGCGAAGAAATTCCTTTGTGAACATTGCAGAAATAATTTAATAAAGAATCATGGATAAATTAAACATAAGAATTGAAGCAGCCCGTCTTGCCGTAGAAAGTGGCGCAGATAAAGAAACTTTTGATGAAATGGCAAAGGTTATTGAGAAATATATCATTGGAACATTGGATTTCTCGGAATATGACAATCCGAATGCGATAATGGAGAAGGCTATGGATCTTTTTAAAATGAACCGTCATGAAGAAGAAAAAGCTTCCGATTTGGGAAAAACGGATGAAGTACGGATACAATGACAATTCTTTCTCCTGGATTTGGATATATTTGCTCACTTTAATATTCAATAGAACATGGAAGTAATGAAGGTATTGAAAGCCGTGTTCAGTGGCAAGAGCCGGAAGGATGTATATAGTATGCTTTCTGCGGATGAGAAGAGAATATTGAATGACATTGCTTCCCGTCATGGTGTGAGCCGGGGGATGCGAAGAAAACTTGAACGTGATGCGAGGAAGGGAAGACATTGATGAGCTGATTGACAGAACCGACAATATTCCGTATATGGATTATTGCCGGTTGCTGTCGGTACTGTATTGGAATTTGTGAGGACCAATACTATTGTTCATTTTATCAATCCATAAATTTTCAGCCATGACAGAATCTTATTGTAGATGAACTCCACATCATTACGGAAGTCCATATAGTTCTGATAAAGGAAGACCAAATTCGCACAATTATTAGAAATTGTGCTTTTAGCCTGAATACCTAACACTTTGGATAACTCGTTACGCAACCCGGAAGCCATCTTATCGCCTGCCAAAGAGGATGGAGAGTAAAGATATAATATAATGAAGATGAACTTTTTCCGTTGCATTACTGTACTTATACCTTCATCGGAGTTTTTACAAATGATATTAGTGAACGTTTTATAAATTAGGGGAATAAGCTTCTTATCTGATAGTATCGGTTTTATTAAGATGTTTTCTTCTTTGGACAAATCCGATTTTACGCTTCTGATTTTCCTAATGCGTTTGATTTTATCAAAATCCAGTTCCATGACACGATTATTTAATTAGAAATCCGTATATTTGTACCTAAATAATCGTTGGGGGCTGCTTGGTCGTGCGGGCTGGCTCCCTTTTTTATTTTCCATTTGTCTCCCGTCCCCACAGCATTGCATTGTAGAGTGAGGTGGCATAAAGTTTCACTTCCCAATTTTTGGTAAGATATTCGTTACCAAGGGCTGCAAGACTGGCTTTGTACCAGAGGTATTCATTTCTTTCAAGTTTCATATATTCCTTTATTTGTCCGGTTCAATAAATTCGACATCGTAGAGTTCACAAAGTTGCTCGAATGTAGCTTCCTCTAAATCATGGTCGAAGATGTGGAAACACCCAAAGTTGTAGTCGAAGTTCTGACCGTCACAGAATGTTTGCTTTTTCGCGAGCGCACACTCTTTGCTTTCCAAAGAGAAGCATACGATTTCGTTTCCTTCATCAAGGAGTTGTTTAAGCCGGGAGTAGTCCCGGCTGGTTTTGTAGGGTATTCTTGCTTTTTCCATGAACAAATTGATTTGCATTCAAAAAATTATAAGTCATATCCTTCAAACAGCATCTGCTTACCATAAATCCTTGCGGCTTCGTGCTCCAACATACACCCTTTGCTGTATTGCCAGTCTTTGCAGAAGTACACGGCATCGCACTCCAGCAGGGCTTGTATATCACGTCCCATGTGTTCCGCGTAGGTGGCATCAGGGTCAGGCGACACATCTAGCGGAGAGACAGAGATATACCCTTTGTTTTCCAGTACGGATGAAACGAATATGCTCTTGGCTTCAACTTCATCAATGTCGCACCCGGTGATAGGTAGACTGATATATACTTTCTTTTTACTCATATTTTATTTACTGTTTTAGTTCTTCCACCAGAGCATCGGCACAAGCAGCCGCAAATCGAGCAACAGCTACAGGTATTGTATATTTCTCGTTCTCTTTATATGTTGCTTCGGAACAAGCATAGCCAACTTCTTCTTCATCGCTTAGTATTCCTTGCATGGCCGCTATGGCCGCCTGTATGCGGACTTGATTCCAGTCGATGGTGTCTTCGTCGTTGGTTTGTAAAAATTCAAGTTCCGACTGGGAATAGTAAATTCCACTGCAATCATCGCTTATATATGTTCGTTCGATACCGTTTTTACTAATCACGCGCTCTCCCGTTTCGTGGACATTCACTATATGCCCGTTTGATTTTATTCTTGCTTTCATACTCAATACTTTTTGTTCCCGTGTTTATACGGGCGGAGTTCGTTATACTTCATTTTCTGTTCGATGTGCCGCTCAATGTCTATTTCCATATCCTCGCAGAAAGAGAAGATTTCGTTTAAGACAGAATGTATCTTCTCTTCCAGTACATCGTCTTCCGTAAAACCGTTCGTGATTTCCTTGGTGATGCCGAACATGGCTTCGGTAAATGATGATCCTGAATAATCGGATATGTGGCTTTCTTCGTAATTGAAGTTTTCCAAATCTATTCCTCTCAATCCTGCCAAATCTAACAAGCGGATGCAAGCATCGGCAAGCTCGTCCTCCACGGAATCTTTGATGTATTCGTCAAAAGCGACCTTGTAAGCATGCTCCGGGTTCTTTGTGAAACGACATATAAAATCTTCAAATGGTGTCCTGAATGCGTGCATTCTTTTCCTGTCAGCTTCCACGGCTTCCATTAGCTCCGAGATTACCAAGCAGAGGGAGTGTTCATTACTATATTCTTCATCGTGCCAGCCGTGTTCGCAGGCGGTTTTGTAGGCACGGTCGCGCCATTCATTCAAATTCATGTTCATTCAAATTATGGTGAAACAAAAAGCCCGGCACGGTGAGGTGTCGGGCATGAAAACTAATCAAAATAGTTTGTGGACTACTTTTCTTGTTGCGTTATTCCTTGAGGGGTAGAAAGTTCATCCAAAATTTCTTTCCTGTCACAATTTTTAAGAAAGAAATAAAAGGTTGAGTCTATAATTTTTACAGACCTGGTACTCAAATCGTAATCAAAAATAGGTGGTGATATTCTTTTTTTTAATTGATTTTGAACTAAAGTTTTGAGAAAATATCCCATATCTGAAGCCCTTACGTCATTGGCCCTATGATGAATTTCTTTTATTTTTTCATGAAGATATTTTCTTTTGAGACCTTTATTTATTTCATTAAATGGCTCATTTAATAGTACTTTTATGAAGTAGTAAGGAATATACAGAGGTATTTCATCAGAACTTTTTGCAACTTGTTCTATAAAACTTTCTAAACAGCGGATATGTCTACTTGAATAATCTCCAAGTTTTTTTGTGATGGCTGTTTGCACATTATCTTTTGTTATGTATGTTAAAGTTTTAGATGTTCCTGTTACGCCTGCTGCATAACAGGATTCTTTGCAAATCTCTTGAAAAACCCCAACACTGTCAAAACAAGATGATATGATGTCATCAACCACATGTTCAAAAGATGCATTCAACAGAGGCATCCCAATATTGACAATCCTTCTTAAATCACCTGCTTCCCATGGTTCAACAGGTATTTCAATAACCCGATCTACCAAATCACCATTATATTGGCTTAGACGATTTCTTTCTCTCCATATTCCAAGAATGATGAAAAGTATATTATAATCTTCAAATATTCTTAAATCGAATGCTAATTGTTGCTGAACTTCTTCTTGGAGATAATGAAAATTTTCTAATATGATACGTTTAGAGAAATTTAAGGAAATGAGTAATTCTGATATGTCTTGAGCCAAAGTCAAATTGTACTCAACGGTTTTATAAAGATTTTTATATTCCTTTTTTCCACCGGTTCCAACTCCTCCAGACGTTTCAATTCCCCCTATTAAAGGAACCTTCAATTTAGCCTTAACTTCGACTTTCAACTCTCCGTTAACGGTATTGTTTTCTTCTTTGGAATTTAATATTTCCACATTTAACTGTCTAAGTATTGATTTGTAAATATCAATTATTGTCGTTCCTGTAGAACAGTTTATCTTTACATAATCAGTTTCTTTCAGATGTTTATTCGTTAAAGATGTTTTGCCTTGTTTAGATGCGCCATAAACAATAATGTGTTTTCTTCGTTGAAGACCATCAAGAAAAAGAGAATCTACTTTTTCTCTTTCAATATAAGTTTCTATCATTTGATTAGAAACGCCATATACTTCATTTACTTTCATACGAATATTATTTTTATATTTCAGTACAAACTTACATAAAAATCTCCATTTTTCCTATATGCGCAAGCATATAGAAAGAAAATGAGGATATTTTTACATATCCTTACCTATTGGATATTTGCAAAACCTCCTCCCCAAATTCGCCCGTCATCCTCGCCATTGTTCCTGATAGTGTACCATAAGAAAGCGAAAATCACAATCAGGCAGACTATTAATGTTATTGTGTCTTCATTCATGGATTGTCGTTTAAGTATTCCTTATTGAAGTGTCCGTTTTGGATGAGCCAGTCTATCATGTCAATAATGTTTTCAAATATATTCATGGAATCAAAAAAAGCAGCTCCATTATCATATACATAGGCGACAACCGGAGGATACAGTTTTAAAGCTCGCCGGTCACTCTTTATGAATATGGATTCCGGCATTATATCCAGCAACCGGCTAAGGCTCCAAGAGGGAATGACATACTGATGATTTTTCCAATAAGTATTCCAGTCATGATAAGGACGTGCCGATACATTCAAGTTTGGATTTTCTCTTGTTGGTATGCTCATGTCCGCCGTTTCCGGCTTCACTCCCAACGAGAGCAGCCTTTCCGACTGTTCCCTGCTTGTTGATATTTGATTTTTGAAATTCATATTGTTTGCTCTAAGTTATGTTCCCAAAAACCAAGTTTTCCTTTCACATTCTCAATCGGCTTGTCAAATAGAACCGCATCCTTCAGTACCCAGTTCCATACTCCTTTCTCTGCCCAAATAGATGGATGGTTCTGCACGCAATCGGCTATTGTTACACTGCCGATGATGGATCCATGAGGATAACGGCTCCAATCTGTACCAGATTTTGATATTTCAGAAATAAAATTATCCGCTATTTTGTATATTTCTGGCGTGCTATCCCAAAAGTTGGCTGTTCTCTGGCCGGCATGTATCAATACCCTTTGTCCGATGTATTTCTTAGGACACGGCCAAGTCCGATTTTCAATGTCTTTGATACCATGAGCGATAAGACTCGCCCACGGCTGTTTGATGGATATTGCTTTCATTGTTCAATCCTCCTTTTCTTCCAATATCCTTAGTACAAGTTCCGGTTTCCAACCTTTAATAACCCCATGCCCATCAATATCCATAATGATATAATCCCCATATCCATTTTCTTTAGGACACATGCAACGAGGAACATATCCCTCATAAGAGAGAATGGCATTGTTCTCAGCATCAATAATATCGCACTGAAATTCATCGCACACCTTATAATGAATGGAAGCTGTAACCTCTTCCGTCCAATTTATTATTAGACCATTATCTATATCAATAACCGGTTTCCAATGCCAGTTATATGCCCGTAAATATCCATTCTGTTCTCCGATATACTCAGTACAGGGCATTTTAGGCTCATTCGGTTCTTCTTCGCAATCATAATCTTTCGCACCGTTAATTTCGCTGTCTTGCCAGTAACGGACTGTGGCATCAACTTTTAATAATTTTGCTTCTACTTGTTTGTTAATTGTTACTTTCATAAGTCAATCCTCCTTGTTTTCGTTTTTGATATTAATGAAACTATTATGGCTAAATGGAAAGGGGATACAAATGATGAGTATTACCGTACCGAGCCAATGAAAAAAGTCCTGAAATATAAATTCCAATATGTCTAACATTTATTATTCCTCCGTATTAGGTAGTAAATCTTCGATGTATGCCCAACGTACATAATATTTCATCATATATTCCCAATGTGCAGGTGTCTCATCAATAAAGTGAATCGTTCCTGACTTATGTTTCAATAAAATGGGAAGTATTTTAAAATTAGGCTTCTCTTTCATGTTGTGCCACACGGAGTTTATGCGCCAGTAGGCACCATCTTTAAACGCAATACACAATGAGCCTTTCACTCTCGAATATGAATCTTTTGGATTATCAGTTAAAACAGAATATTCTTTTGCCGCTTCTTCAATCTGTTCTTTTGTCATAACACCTAATCTTCCGTTATATATCCATCTTCAAAATATTCCTCGTCATCTGCTCCTGAGTCATCGATTCTTCCACAATCAAGGTAACGCAACCGATAACCGCTGAAATTACGCATATTATTATCCGCATGAGCAAAATCTTCTGACAAATAAGCTGTCAGATACTCCTGCTTCCCGAATAATACACATCCTGATTCCTTCAACTTCTTGATATTCCTGGCGATGTTCTTAGCAAGCCTTATTTGTTCCTTAGTGAATTGTCCTGTTTCCGAGTATCTCATTTCAATCTCCTTTCTGTTTTAATCGTTCCAAAACATCCCTATTAGCTTCTAATATTTCATCAAAAGAAGGAATAGGTTGCCAGCATATAACTTTAATATCTCGCCTTGTAACTTCCTTCCCCGTATAGGATTGCCCATTATCACTAACCCACACGCCATTTTTATATGTAAATGTATCTATATACCTACGTGATTCTGCCTCCCTATCATAATATTTATAGTAAAACAAGAATCCTACTAAAATACGCTGTCCTTCTTCCGGCAAACGTTCTTTTACGCTTATCCACGAATTTTTTTTCATCCATTCTGCACCAGCTTTGAAAATATCCGCACCAAATTCAGAAAGTGCATGTTCTCTCCCTGCCTCATAATTATCTTCTTCGTTATTAATTATGGTATAATCTATATGGTCATCTAAAAGGGTCTCAATATAGATTTTTCCCGCTTTTTCAATATCTTCTCTTTTCATACGTTCTAAATTCATAATTCATTGCATCTACTTAACAACTTATAAAACATTCGTTTTTTCTCAACATATTTAAATCCTTTGCGTCTAAGTCCTCGTTTTGTACGGGATATAACCAACTGATAAGAATTTACACCAACATAAATAAAATCAATATGATGTTTTTTAGCTTGCTTAAATGTCCACCAAATTTTCTCCTTACAATATCTATAACTGTCATTTTGTACACCTTCATAACCTTTACTCATTATAAAGTGTCCTATTACGTTTGCTTCTTCTTCTGAATAAGCAATAGTAAATATATTCTTCATAGTTCAAATAGTTCTTTTTGTTTATATACATTGCCGTTTTTCAGTCTCACTTCGCCTAAACACTCTTCCCTAAAGCGTTTTTCCTGCATATTGAAATATTCTTCGTCTATTTCAGTTCCCCAAAAATCAAAACCCATTTTGTAAGCGGCTATCCGGCTGCTCCCACTACCCAAATGAGTGTCGAGAATCTTATCACCTGTTTTGGCATAATTTTGCAGCAACCATGCGTATAAAGCGACAGGCTTTTGAGTAGGGTGTATCCGCCTTTCATTTTTACGTTTGTTTCCCTGTTGGATATGCCCTTCATTCATTGATTTTCCTTGACACATACCATTCCACATATAAGTGAACATTCTTACGGAATCAATATTTGAGCAGAAGGCTATTTCACAATCCGAAAAAGAACTTTTCCCATTCTCTTTATTCCAAATAATCCTACCGGGGGTAAAACATGCGTAAGGATAATAATTCACGCCCCAAACTATCTGATGTTTACTGACCCTGAATAACTCTTTGAAATAACTTATATCCGGCAGGTCCCAATGTTTAGCCTTATATCCAGAACGTCTAACTCCAAATGATGAAATATCTTTTCCGTAATATCCAAGTTTATCGGGTCCGTCAAAATAAGGAGGATCAACGATGGCCAGGTCAAAGAACTTGTCAGGAATAGATTTCATGTATTCCATGCAGTCCGTGTTATATACTTCACTTATTGGCATAATTCTATCATTTTCTTATTCAAAATAAATTGTCATATCACCTTTTTCCTGCGGTTAGCCCACACTGCCGAATACGACATCCCCATCTCATAAGCTTGTTCCATGACAGTCATGTTACGGAATTTTGGGGAATGGTATTCTTTGGCTTCCGGATATTTCTGTGTCAGGCCGTAAGCGGATGCCTTCTGGTAGATGGAACTGAGTGAATGCCGGGACAAATACACGGCAATATCGTGTGTGGGCATGAAGCCGTAGTTCTTTTCCAGAAAATGAAGTTCGGCCGGCGTCCAATGGTTTATGTGTTTTGTTTTCATCGTTTTTTGAATCTAATCTGAATGAATCCTCTTTTTTCCGTTTCTCTTAACAAATCCATATCCTCATCCCGTATTTCGACCTTCGTTTCCTTGTTGACGGTCATGCCCCAAGGGATGCCGAAACGCTTCCTGATTCGGGCGCGTATGGATTCGTCTTTCGTTACCCAATAAATAGTCAGTTTCATGGTGGAGTGAGTTGTCTGAGGGCTTCTTTGTCGCCATCGGCGGCACGTCGGCGAAGTTCTTGCACTAATGATAAGCTTGTATGCCCTTTCGGCGGGACAAATCTCCTGCGCTCGATTTCTTCAGCAAGCTTGTTGCGGTTGATTAAATCAAGCTCCTTGTTGCGTTCAGGAACAAACTCCTTGAAGAAAGCGTTACCTATACGCCGGGAATCAAATGCGCCGTATGAGTTATCGTACCGGCCTGCCTTGTAGCGTGCGAAGAACAGCATGACTTCGGACATCTTGAATCCGGATATTTGGGATGAAAACGACTGGCAGAATATGCCTATACCATCCACAACGCCCTTTTCACGGCTGCTGGAAGAGCCGAACAGGGCGGATACCTGTGTGTCTACCCAATAGGCGGAAGTACCTCCCCCATAAAGCGCGTCAAGCTGCAACAGTGTGGGACAATCTGCCATATACGCCTTTTCTGGATTGCTTGCGGTATACCCCCATTGCATCGGGGAAAATGCACACACTATCTCAGAACGGCCTTTCCACTTGGTCAGCCAAGCCCGCTTCGAGGTCAAGCTTATGTTGTTGCAAACGTTCAAGAGCATAGGCGTTTGCTTCTTGCTTGCTTGTATAATTGCTCCGATTTGCTGTTCCATGATTGTTTCCTGTTAATCCAAATAAGCCTGACCAGTTGTTGGCCATTGACTGCTCAACCACATTACGGGCTGTATCAGGGTCGTTTCCACTTAACGTGAGAAGTTTTTTATAGCATGCTTGCAAGGACTTTTTCGATTTGTAGCTTTCACGTTTTTCCTGCTTGTATTTTAGCCATGTCTCAAATATGTCCTTGAAATCATCCGACACAAAACTTATGTCCGGTAGCTTTGTGCCCTCTTTGGCCTTTAATGCCGCCTCTCGATTTAGTAGTTCCTGTTCCCGCGCATTCAATTCTGCCTCCCTTTCCGAAAGTGTATCTTCATCCGGATTTAAATCCTGCCCACCTTTAGGGGGGCTTATGGGGGGATTATTATCATTTACATTATCATATACATTATCAGTTATGTTTGTTACCTTTGCTGCATCTTGATAACATGTGTAATCTTTGTTATCACTTGTTACGTTTGCTGAATCTTGGCCGGAATATCTTGACCTCATACCTTTCTTTCCTGCCTCACTGCGTTTGGCAACGATTTCATCGTATTTGGCATTATTATAGTCTATTTCGTTTTTAATAAAGGAGAATGCCATCTTAGCCAACGGTTTCAGCTCCGAGATTGTCCCCGATGCTACATATTCTATGATTGCATCGTACACCTCAAGTCTGACCTCCGATGGATAACCCATCAACACCTCTTGCCATGCAATATTAAAGACAAAAGACTTTTTTGTTTTTTGTGCCATTGTTTTAGTTGATTTAAAATCTCACATTGGTTAATTGCCTGTAACCGGAATATACTGCCCACTTTCCGTTGCCACCGTTCACAAGGCGCAAATCCTTGACTTCCCCGAAACGCCTGATGTTTCCGCAAAGGTCTACAAACCATGCACTTCCCTTATTCAGATGCGGACGGATGCACCGTCCTACGATTTGGTAGTACAAGGCAAGCGACATTGTAGGTCGTGCCATGACGACTGTATCAAGCTCGGGGTAATCAAATCCTGTCGTAAGTACCCCGACATTGGCAACAACAGGAATATCGCCTGCCTTGAACGCTTCGAGAATCCTCTCACGCTCTTTCTTGGGGGTGTCACCCGAAACGATGGCCGTTCCGGGAATGGACCATGTGAGCCGTTCGGCTTCTTTCAGGAAACGGGTGAATACCAATATACCTTTTCGCTTCACTCCGCTCTTAGGATTAAGCAGGCGTTGAACAATGCTCACCAAGAATCCGTAGAAGTCGATACGTTCGTATTCCTTGACAACTGACTTGTCAGTATAGTCAGCCCCTTTCGTATTCACTTTCAGGTTGAGTTCGTTCCATCCGATAGGATTCATGGCGTAGTAGTCTAGTTTCGCCAGATAGCCCATATCGAGCAAAGTAGAAATCTGTACCTGATAAATGACTTCCGAAAAGATACATGGACGTGTACGGGTGATGAACTTTAACATAGAGCCGAAATCACGGCTTGAACTCAATCTGTAAGGGGTGGCACTGAGACCTATAATTTTGCACCTCATTGATTGGAAAAACTCCTTATACATACCTTCCTTGGGATTGCATAAATGAGCTTCATCTACAAGTACATATTTGAAGTGATTGAATAGCTCTTTATGATTGATTGCCGACCCGATTGTGGCAAATGTAATTTTCGCTATCTGCTTTTGTCCGAGCGACGCGGAATAAACGGAACAATCAAATGGACATATCTTCTGCATTTTTTCGTAATTCTGTATCAGTATTTCACGAGAGGGACAAAATATGAGAACATTATCATTCACTCTGTTTGCTATATCCGCAATAATCCATGATTTTCCGCCACCCGTAGGGATGACTATTAGCCCGTTGTGCTTTATCCTCGGATTGAGTAGAAAGGCTACCGCCTTGTCGGAGGCAGCCTTCTGGTAATCTCTAAGTTGGATTTCCATAGTCTTTTGCATATTTCCATTTGTAACCGTAGGCTTGCGCCCTTTTCCCTTTTAAGACCTTGCATATCTGTGAGGAATCATAACCTAAAATTCTTTCTACATCTCTTATTGAATCAAATTTTCTCACAAATGAATCATCCGCATTGAGTTGGATTATTGAAAGAGAAAACGGATGATTCTTTCCTGTACCGCATCCAGGAATATTTCCCAAAGTATTAATTGAATGATGAATGTTTTGCTTTTGACTACACCATTCAAGGTTACTATATATATTGTTTTGACGATTCCCGTCTTTATGATTCACGACAGCACCTTTAGTATATCCATCACAAAAACAAATAGCTACAAGTTTATGTACTTTCAAGCATTTCACTTTTCCGTATTTGGATAGATAAACGAGAAAATAGCCCCCTCTCAAATCTGGATTTTGCTTTAATATCCTTCCGCTTGTAGTTCTTGTATAATTGCCACATTTTGTAATGTGCGACAAAGAACGGATTCTACCCATATTAGAAACTTGATATAGTCCTTCATATCCGACTACATCTTTCCAAATTTCTTCCATAAGATAAAATGTTAAAGATTAGACAATAGAAAATCTAAACAATCCTTGTAAGGGTCGTTTGAACGATAAGTATTGCAGAACTCTGCAAATGCTTCTAAAAGTCCGTTGGATAGGATGAAATAGTAAGCCTCGTTTTTGGCGTTCTTTTCTATTTCAAATTTACGATACGACACAGTTTTCGCACTGTCGGGCGCAAAGTTGCGGTTACTATTATTCGCCTTAACTCTGGTTTCGTTGGTTCTTGGCATTGAACGAAATTTGAGTTATTAAAAATAAGAAAGGCTATCGCCTCCCGTTCCGCCAAGAACCGACGCTGTTAGAGATAACGAGCATCCAATGGGATTTGATAGCCTTATATCTTTGCGATATATACGCTTACAAACGAGCATAAAAATATGCACGTTAATCTCTTTCATAAGTCATGTTCTTGGCGTGAACATTGCAAAGATAGCTCAAATTTCCGAGATGTCAAACGAATGTTTTATTTTTCTGCTTCCATTTTCTTATTTAATGCTTGGTAGTATTTTATCAGTTCTTGAATTTCAAAGTCATTCCATATCTTTGTTTGGTTATGCTTCCATTCAAGAATTTGGAATCTCTTTTCGCCAATCCGATGTATCAATGCTTCCCTTAATTTATGTAGGTGTTCTGCGTTGAAACGGTTGTCGTAGCGACATTCTGCCATACAATTATCTTCGTCAAAACGTGTGGAATTGCTTCTTCTGCTGAAATAATGAGAACAATCGGCTTGTTCAAATGGAAGAACCCTGCCACAAGTGGGACACTTGAAATATTTGTAGCCAAATGGCTTACTGTCCCTCAGCCGGATATAACGGCTGAAAACCTTGTCGAGTTTGGCTACCAAATCCGGCTTCTTCTTTATCTTGATGCCCGCCTTGTCGAATAACGGCAAGGGCTTATCTTTCTTCTTTAGTTTTCTTTTTATGTAGTATGGCATTATTTTATGGATTTAAAATGGGCATATCCTGTTGAATAGTGTAAAGTGTCCAATTTTAAACTATCATGAAGTTGGATATGCCCATTTAATTTTCTACTTTTGTTTGTCCAATTTTAAATTTTATCATTAATGGAAGCATTTATTCCTGTTAGCCCGAACATGGTGTTTGAGCCAAATCCTGCCTTTGGGAACTTTGACAAGGGGATTATATTTTGGTTGTTCCGTCTTGTTGATGAGAACTTCTCGAAAGCATTGGAAAAAAATCCATATTCTTCCAAGTCGTGTATTATATCGTACAACCATGATTTAGACATGCCTATGTGCTGCCGTGAGGGAGAATGTCACCATATCTACCTTCGTTGCGAGAGGAATTTCTGGTGTCAGTGGATGTTCCAGTTTGCCCATGAGTATTGCCACCACCTGATTGACGGGGAGTTGACAGGTGACATATCCGGGTTAATATGGTTTGAGGAATGCGTATGTGAACTGTCATCCATGTACCATCTCCGAAATCTGGCTCTGTACTCTGCCACGAGCAACCAAGAACATCTTCTGCGTTATGTCCCTTCAGTCCACAGCTATCTCGGTGAACGGATGGACGTGGGGGTGGAGCTTGCTTCGGAAACAAGCCATCCGGGTATTCTACATAGATGGGGAACTCTTTTACAAGAGCCGAAATACCAAAGGTTACATTATAGAGCCATTGCCGCGCGGATGTTTCCTCTGTTTGTGGAGAACCCGCATCTTTGGAAGATAATTCTTCAATTTGGAGACATGCGCCAATGGAGTTCGCCGGATGAACTTTTTCAGCACCTGCGCCATACGGAGACTGATGACTATTCTGAATCATTGGAGAAACTTCGTCTGTTGTTGTTGTCATAAATATTTTTGATTATAATTTGTGGTACCGGCAGGGCTTGAACCTGCAATCTACCCGTTAACAAACAGGCGCGTTACCTATTCCGCCACGGTACCGTTTGCCCGTCCTATCTTCACAGACCGGAAGGGCGTTGTTTTAACTAATACCTAATCCAAATAAGTATAACTATAGCGGAGGCCGTGCCGGAATCGAACCGGCTTCTTTACCGTATGGCAATATCCTTCCATGTGGACGAACGGCCTCGGGGGAATACTTGTACTGTCCGGACTGGTGGTTTTTGAATTTATCTTCCAAAAACCTCCTTGAACTTTTTGTCCAATGCCATCAATATCCTCATTCTTATAGCAGGATCCTCACTTTGGTCTATGGAATAAATACGTGAAAGCAACATCTTACGGGAACCACAAAAACACCCACAAGTATAGAATGGATCGACATTGGGATAGTTGTGTTTGTACCAGATGTGGTTTGTTCCTTTGATTGCTACGTACGTTTCGGAAACGATAAATTCATCTTCTATTGGTTTATATCCAGGTGTGTTCGGGTTTCCTGCGGCACTTCTGCGGACATCACAATCGCTATCCTTGGCAAGCTCAACCAACGTGCCGGAAGGCGTGTTCGGGTT